TCGTTGTAATACATCTCTGTTCTCTCTGGTTGTGTTAATCCTATTAACACGAATGTTTCATTATGATTAAGTGTTTTATTTTTAGTGAACCAATCGATTGTGGTTCTGAGTATTCTGTCGTTACTACCACCTTGCAAAGATAAGTTGATATCTTTTGCCGAATATCTTTTAGCAAACAACGCAGATAGTCTATTCTGAAGTCTGCCACCTCCATCTTTACTGGTGACACCCATTCCTTCCATCCAACTACATCCGTTTGAAACAATTCTTTTTATCATTTAATTCCTATGGATGAAACATATCCCACACGTGTTTGACAAATAACCCTACGAAACCTGTGCCTATGACACCTCTCCACCTAGACGTTGATTGTCTGAATTGTGAATTGAGTTTAGTTTCTGCCCATAATCCATCATGTGGATTGAATAAATTTTCTTTAACGAACCGAAGATTCTCATCTACTTTCTGATGAGCTTTATCCATCTCGACGCGTAGCTCATCTATAGAAGACGTGATATTGTCTATCTTATTATGTATTAAATCGAATTCTTTTTTGTCTGCTTGGTTCATTCCACATCCTATGTTTGGTTACTTAAATAAATATCTACACTCATCTAATTTATTTAGGTATTCTGCGAACTTTCTATGACTTTCTGGTGATGGGTGTACTTTATCTTCATAATAAGTAAGATTGTTATCTCTTACCCATTCATACTCACCACCAAACTCACCACCACACCATAAATCAGGAAAATGAAACTTATCCCAATTAACTTGGTTTTCTAAATTTTTTGCTCTTTTATGTTTCCCATAATAGTCTGTAAATATATCTTTGTAAGTTAAGAATAGATATGGTATCTTACGATTACTGAGAAACTCTTGCACACCTATAATATAATTTAATGTTTTTAAGTAAGAATCCTCTTCTGTGTGATATGTTTTGTAATAGTTATTCCAATGTTTTTTGATAGGATTATATCCACCACTATGCAACCAATCGTCTACAGCATCTCTTCTCTCAGATATTAGATGAAACTCTTCTTTACTGACTGCTCTATCAACTCTGTCAATTCCACTCCACATAACTATTACAACTGAATTATTCCAATGAAATTTAGAAGTATCTATTGTTTCGTATATCTTATTTGATATGTAAAAATTACCTGCTGCACCTCTACCCTTACATATGGGATTAGTATTAGTTAATCTAGCTAACTCTACTGGCCACGTTTTGTGTGGTTCTGTATATTTCCCATCAACCATTTTCTCCTCATCGTTGTCTGTGAAACTACAACCAAAGGTTAATAGGTTTTTCATTTTTTTCCTGAACGTTTAGGATTCATTAAATCTGTTTTGTCGTCTTGAACTACATCACCTAAATTATAAGTTACTCTTTCTTCTTGTTCTTCTAATGGTGTCGGACCCAATGCCTCTAACATCTTGTTACGTAACTTAACCACATTAGATGGTGTATGTAATAGCTTACCACCTGGCTTGAGTAGATAGAAACAGTTATAGCACAAGAAATATAAGTTCTCTAACTTATGGTTCTTACCATCGTTATCATAGAAACATAATAGTAACGGTGTCGTCATGTCTGATTTTCTGTAGTCATCAAATCCACAATTACTACACTCTGATGCTAAATAACCATCTCTTAACAATCTCTCTTGTAATCTGTAGTGTGGATAGTTTGGATGTTTACAACTAAATATTCTTTTCATCGTAACTGTGCTTGAACCCTTAGGACCTTTGGATATACCAACTCCTGTTGCATTCTTATTCTGATGGAACAAGTCGTACAGTTTAGCATACTTCTTGAACGTGTTATACGATACTTGTAATAACCGAGCAGCGGACATCAATGATTTAGTTTGTGATATAGCCCATTCTATTCTACCTTTCGGTATTGGTCTCTTACCAAACGGATGAGCACCTTGTTTAGGCATTACGTCTCCTTACGGGCTTCTGCTTTGGTTGAGGTTTTCTACCTCTTTGTTTTAATGTTTTTACTTCGTGTTGTAATTCTGATATTCTTTGGTTATATCTACTAAATCTGTTAGCACTTAACAATGCCATTGACATTATACCTAACATAGCACCACCCATTACATACGCTATAATTTCTATCATAATATTCTCCTTAGTTATGGTAAGCGGTTCTTTCACTTATCCTAACTTGTTTTCCAGTCCAATCTTTTCTATTCTCTTTTGGAACAAACTCTTCTTGGTCTTCCAATGATTCATATTTTATTTCTGTAAAATCAACTGCCATCTTATCTCTCTGTATATTCTCCCATACCCATTTCTTCATATGAACATTTCTATCAAAACTTTTAATCTTTTCTTCGTGTTCGGGAAACATCTCTAAATACTTTGGTTTCTCTTCGTTCTCAAAACACCTTTCGTGCCAACTCACGAGCGGATTTCCAAACATATCAATCTGAGGGTCATTCTTATTTGGATAAATCCTATCTTCTGATTCAATCACATCCTCATTATTTCTATCCACCCAAACAACAAGAGTTTTTACTTCGAGCTCGAAGTGCACTCCAGTTCCACGTGACAAGGTATGTATCTTATGACTCTGTCCTGGTGTGTGGAGTATAGTCGGGCATTCATATGCTTCATGAATATCTTTATTCATATATTTAAAATTTTTTAGTCTTTCATCTAACAACATACCGACAAATCTTGTTCCTGAACGTTGTGGTCCTGTTACAATTATTTTATGATATCTTAAACTAGCCACCCATTCATTACTGAAAGGTTTTCCTATTAACATTAGTACTCGTCTAACTTGGTGCTTTCTTCTTCCCACCATTTATATGCTCTACCAACGTATGGTTTAGCTTTAACACTAAATATTTTGTCAAATTCCTTTTCTTCTAATTGTTTTCTACTGACAAAATATAACTTAGCACCTCTGTTATTAGCAGTTGGTGTTGGCCCTTCTGTGTAATCTATTGTATCAACAACCTCATCGTTTGTTTTAAGTCTTAACTCATACTTCATTCCATGATTACTCCTATTGTTTTTGAGTAGTCTAACCACTCATATTCATCAAAATACTCAGCTTTAATATAAATAGTATCACCAATCATACTTAGTGGGATAGCTGCCCAAGCATATGCCTTAGCATCCTTTGTATAACTTGCACCATTTATCATAGGTACACTCTGACTTTCATATTCCCAACTGCCAGAGTAGAACAGAACTTTCTGAATGTTTGGGTTGTTTGTATTTGCTACAAACTTTGTTCTACTTGTTAGATTATGAACTATACCATCACTCATCTTAAAGTGATAGAATCCACGACCATCTTCCTCAAATGATTCGGAATACAGCTCAAATGTATATTCTACAGGTTTAGGTTGAAGTTCACAACCTATTAGAAATATACTAACTACCGTTAGAACTATCTTTGTCAGATTCTTTTTTGTGTTTAACATTCTGTTTAACCTTACTTTCTTTTTGTAACTTATGTTTAATTTTACTACGAACTTGTTGACTTGCAAGTTCTTCTTCCACCTCATCCCAATCTTCCCAATTATCTACTTTTGGCATTTCCTTCTCCCATTATAGTTGAATATACGAATAAAATCATATATTTGTCAAGCTTTTTCTTAAATAATCACTAAAAACTTTATGTCCTTTTGTACTTGGATGTCCGTCTGGTATAAATAAGTTTTTACGTGAATCTTCTTCTAAATACTTTGTGATACTTGTTAAGACATTATCTCTTATTATATTCTTTCTTAAATGTTTCCATGCCCAAGATTCTCCTATATCATCATCTAATAACATTTCTTTATCGTGTTCAAACATAAATGTATAATATGGTTTAATATTATTAACTTCACAATAGTTCTGTAATGTTGTCCAATTCCATAACGATTCTATAACATCATTAGGAGTATTTGATATGTATTTGTAATACATCTTATCTAAATAATCAGAATTATCTTCAAACATACCCTCACTTTTATGTATTAAATAATAACCATTTCTTTTCTTATTTAAAAGCTCTTCTCTATTGTCTGGTTTAGGCATCTCTTCACCATCTTCAAAAATAATTGGATTAAAATCTCGTGGCCCAATGTCATATTGATGTATGTCATCACGATACCATAACCATTCATCTATTTCTGTAGATTCTCTGTCAATAAAAACTTGATGTCTGCATATACCACTCCATTGAACAATACATAAAATATCTTCACCTTTTACACCCTTATCCAATAGTCTACTGAGAGCTTCGATAACACTTCTAGCAATTAACATATTACCGTTACCACCTCTACCTCTATGAAGTGAACTGAAGTCTTCAGATAAAATACCATCGGATAAAAGTTGTTGTTGTAGATATTGATTCCAACCAGGCGAATCCCACAAACTAAAACTACAACCACTTGTAACTAAAGCTTTATACATTCCTTATTTCCATCTTTAAGGATTCTAATGTATCTATAAATTCAGTTATTGTTAAGTCTACGTTTTGATCTGTTTTGATTGTGATTTTTGATAACATCTCTGGTGTTTCGTTCATAATTTTATACAACGCTTTTAATCCGTCACTCGGCCAAAATTTACCAAGACTCTCTTCACCTATCTCAACGTGAGAATCTTCTAATAATAAGTAGTATGTCATAATTTGAAATCGTAACTTTTTAATGGTTTAGATTTAATTAAATCTTTTGTCTTGTGTTCTAATGTATTTATTGTAACTTCAAATATATCATGAGCAAAATTACCAACTTCATTATGTTCTTGTAATATCATTGGTAATTGAGATACAAAGTTTATATTTTCATTTGTAACTTTAGAACCATCAAACCTAACTATTATGTCATTATCTGGTTCAAGTGTGAGGTAATCTATCTTCTTTTCTAAATCATATTCAGTTTTCTCTTGTTCATCTTTTATGTATTTATGTACACCGATTCCTATTGCATCAGAAGGCTTTTTGTCATGTCCTATCCAATCACCATAAATATTACTACACCAGGGTTCTAATGCTCTCAATAATTCTACATTACAATTAGTTACTACCAATCCAATATTATACTTAGGTAACACTATCGGTTTCATCATAGCATCGTGCATTGGTGTAGTTCCCCACTTACGAATGAAGTTTCTCATATTTCTACTATTAGAATATTTCCATTCATCACTATCTTTACCAACACCATCTCTGAATCTACTACCACGACTTGTCAAATGATATACGAAACCATCCCATATCTGTCTAAACTGATATCCGTTTAAATAAAATCTATTAAATATGTCTGAGTCTTCTCTTGATTGTGGAATGAATAGTTGGTCGTGTCCGTTTACATCAAAGTAATCCTCTTTGTACAAAGCCCACGGCGCAAATACTCCCTCTGTGTATTCACTTTTTGTGTATAATTCTACATCTTTGTTAAACTTCTCTTCATCAAACTCTTCAGGTTCAAATCCCAATGGTGATATTATCTTCTCTGGCCCATCTGGATGTAGTGGTGGTTCTATTCTTGTAGCACTAACTACAGTACCTCTCTCTAACCTATCCAATATCTTCTTATCCATGTCTTTTGATGGATACATATCAGCGTGAAAAAACATAATCACATCATTAGTTGCTAACTCTTCTGCTAAGTAATCATACAATACAGTCAAACCTAATCTATCAGGACCAAAGTTTCTGTAGATGGATAGGTTCTTGTTCTTCTTCTTCTCTTCAACCATCCATTCCCAAGTTCCGTCAGTAGATGCATCATCAGCCATACAAATCTGATGTTCTTGACTACAATTCTTTCTTAATCCCTCATAAGCCCATTTTAGATATCTGAGATTATCTCTTGATGGTATTATGAAACTAATCTTTTCCATTAAGTGCCTCTATTTCTTTTTGTATTTGTTTAGCCCATATGTCATGCTCATCTTTATTAGGATGAACTGGATAATGTTCTCTGAATGTTCTACCATCATCTCTTACATTATCTTGAATGTGATACTGAAATGTTCTGTCGTAATCCACAAATGATGGGAATAATTCTAAATCTATTGCATTCTTCCAACCTTTTGGAATCCACCCAGCTTTCACCCAATGCTTCCAAACCTCTTCATCTGAATAATCAGATTTTTTAGGATTAGTTGGAATACCTAATTTACCTTTTAATGCTTCCAAACCAGATTGTAGTAAACCACTATAACCATAATGTTGGTGAGTATATGGATCCTCAAAAGCAAAAGACCTAAAGAAGTAATAATCAATATTATTAGACTTTAGGAAGTTCTGTAAAAGTATTACATTATTAAAATAATCTTGAAAAGAACCTAACTCAGACCAATGTTGTTCATAGTATGCCTTAGCCATATCTCTTTCTTGTCTCTCTTCAGTTGACTTTAAGTGATGATCCTCTTTGATACTCCAATTATTTACTGCTACCCATTTGGTTTGGAACGGACTAAAGAACTCTGGTCTATCTACTGCACCAGTCCAACCAATCAAAACAAACATATCATCCCACTCATCTTGATGTTCTAACAACCAATGAATTGTTACTCTTGATATTCTAGCATTAGAACCTTTCTTTATAGATAAGTTTTGCACCATCTTAAACCCAGCATTTGTAGCTAGTGTTGTTGCAAAGTTATCTTTTTTTGGATTCTTTAACTTATCACCAAAAACCCAACTACACCCATTTGTAACTAATAATTTCTTATTCATTGGTTTCCTTAATGTATTCTATTACATCTCTTGTTGGTTGCCAATCAAGTTGCTCTCTAGCTTCTGTGTCTGTACACAATGTCTCTCTCATTTCACCTCTCCACTCATCAACATACTTTCTTGGATAACCATCACCAAAAGCATCAGCTATCTCATTGATAGAATAGTTCTTACCTCTACCTAACTCAAACTCTTTAAAGTTATTTATTGCGTGAGTATGTGAATATCTTGAATCTAACATTGATGTATAACATCTCATTAATCCATCTACAATATCATCTACGTGAGTAAAGTCTCTTCTCTGTTCTCCATCACCTGTAATAGTTAATGGTTTATTCTTTTTGTATAAACTTTCAAATATACCAAGAACCGTACAATAATCACCATCAGTAAGTTGATGTGGTCCATAAACATTATAGAATCTACATATCGTAACAGCTAAATCATACACATTAGCATACATCTCACATAGTTGTTCACCTTGCCACTTTGTAAATGTGTATGGATTAGAATATATGTCTCCATGTTTTGATGACGATCCTGCATAAACTACAGGTATATTTCCATTCTGTCTAGCCCACTCTAAAATGTTTTGTGTTCCAGCAACATTACTTTCAAAAGATTGTGTTGGTGTTTTGAATGATGGTTGTATTCTTGCTCTAGCAGCCAAATGAAATATTATATCACAGTCTTCTATCATATCAGAATAATCTGTTATTTTAGATATATCTCCACCAAAGTATTTTACACCAGGGCAATCTATCTCATTCTCTGCTAAACCTGTAGAGTAATTATCTATTGAAGCTATTATATTCTCACGATATTCTACGTGGTTATTGTTACTTAATCTCTTTATTAGATTAGTTCCAATAAAACCACATCCTCCTGTTACTAATGCTCTCATTGTTTACTCCAAAATTTATTCCAACGACTGAGGTAATGTTCCTCTGAATATTCTTCTTCCCATCTATCTCTAGCTATCTTAGAACATTCATCATAGAAACCTGGCTCCTCTTTCAGTCTGACTGCTAACTCACGAGCTTTATGTAAATCACCCAAGTCTACAGTCAGATTAGGATGACATATCTCTTGTGTATCTAATCCTTTGTAACCAATACAAGGAATACCATGCCAAGCACAATTCATAGCAAATGTTCCAGCAGCGTGTGTTCTCATTAAATGTATACCTACCTCAAATTGAGATAAATTAGTTACCCACTCTTTCCACAACTGATAGTTTAGATAATTTATATCTTCTATCTGATTTTCCATCTTCTGCTTTCTACCCATTGATGGTGCATATATCTCACACTCAGGTTGAAACACACTAGCCACCATATATGAATCGAATCCACCATACCAACTAACGAAGTTTCCACCCATAATTACTTTACCAGTTCCACCTTGACTCTTTGGTGTCATACCATCGGTTAACATTAAACTTCTCATTACAAATACAGGTTTACTTGTAATACCTCTGTAGTATTTCTTATCACTTTCATTGTGTGCGAAGATATAATCAGCTTCCATCAAATGATTATGGAAATGAAATTGATGTGTCAATGCATAATCTTGAAAATACCAATGAGGACCTTCTTGTTGGATTGCTATCTTTTTACAATGTTGTTTCAAAGGTATCATGTTTATTTCTGGATTGGTTTTAGGAACTATAACAATACCCAAGTCATAGTCTTGTGTAAACTTTGGTGCATGAATATTGTAATGGTCAGCGTCTAATGCACTCATCCATGCAAACTCTGTTCTCATATTGTTATGGGTTGTTCTATCTATCTTACCATCAAAACCCATTTCTGTAAAGTATGCTATTTTCATACGACTGCTCTTCCTTTCATTTCTTCCCAATCTCTATTTTCTCTTACCCTATCATTGACTTTTAATACTGCTTGTAGTAGTTCCATATCACCATAACCATTTACTATTGCTGATATATCTTTTGGTAAACAATGTCCACCAAATCCTAACTCACCATCAGGACCTGGAACAGCCCAATGTGATTTACCAAGTCTCTCATCATATGTTGCATACTCTACTACTTTATCATAGTCAATATCTATCTCATCACACAACATCTTCATCTCATTAGCGAATGATACCTTAGTTCCCAAGAAACAGTTAATGAAATACTTTACGGTTTCTGCATACTTTGCATTTGTCTTCACGATTGTTGCGTGTGGAAATACTTTACTATAAACCTGTCTCAATAAACTTGTTCCTCTACGAACACCACCTAATATAATTCTACTCTGATTCTTAAAGTCTTCAATGAAGTTCATCTCTGTAAGAAACTCTGGATTGAATATAACATCAACACCCTTATATTTTCTATGCAACCTATCTGTAGTTCCTGGTGGAACTGTAGATTTAATTACTACAGTTGGTTTGGGAATGTTTGCTAAATCCACTCTATCATCTATTTTTTTTACAACACTCTCAACTATATCTGTATGACAACTACCATCTTTGTTCATTGGTGTTGGAACACATACAAATATAACTTGACAGGTTTCAACCAAATCAGTTAATTGAATGGTAGTTTTCCAACCATCATACTTATCGTATGTTTCTACAGTATAATGTGGTTCAAACCCAACCTTGATTGCAGTTCCCACGTAACCTTGTCCTATTATTCCTATTTTCATTGTGAACATAAACCTTTCAACTCTTGTATAAATATTTCAGTTGGTTTCTTAAATTCCAATAATATTTTACAATTGTGTTCTAACTTACTTTTCAAATTCATATTTTTCCAATCTAACTGACTAACTCTTTCAAGTTCTAACAAAATGGCATTACATCTATCATCTACATCTTCTATCTCATCATAACTCTCATCAAATATTTCTGAAAATGTATGAAATCCCCATTCTTTTAATTGTTTCAAGACACCTGGATAACACCATATAAGAAATGGGTGTCCGTAATAAATCGCTCTTGTTAACTTTTCTGATAAAAATACTGTTGGTGTTTTGAATCCCGTAGGGTTATTCATTGGTAAAAAATTAGCGGATTCTGGTACAAGTGAAAAATATGAATCATCATAATATTGTTCTAAAACATCTGTTTCAAAATCTGACTCTGTAGTTATTTCGTTTTCAACCTCTTTTTGAAATTTATCCATATCTACATGACTATTTGGTAATAACTTATTTAATGCCATATTAGATACATAACTCTTATTATTTAATGACTCACTTTTTACAATATAGTTATACATTCTTTCTCTATACTCATCTCTTCTACCAAATAATGAAATGAATGTTTTATTTGGATTTTTTGGCTTTACTTCTCTTAACCCCTTTCTTCTATAATCTGATAATAGTATATTAATGTACATTGGATAACCAAGTAAATTTATTTTACTATCAAAGTTATGGTATTCAAACCACTCATCATATGCTTCCCTACAATTCAAATCATTCGTTATAAATAAAATCTTATCTTGTGGTACTGAAGTTCTTTCGCACATCAAATGAATATATCTTATAACATTACACTCTAAACCATCTTTAGTCCTAAATTCTTCATATCTCCATGTTGATTCTGTGGGTTCTACTATTGCTATAAACTTTTTATCTGATTTTAAAAATTCTTCATATGTCAACTTGAAAAGATCATCTCTAAAAATACTTTCTAAATTTAAAGTATACATAGGTTCTAAATGTGGATATAGAATAGTATTCTCTGTAAGAATATCCCAACTGTCATATAAAAAATGTGGTTTCAGATATTCAAACCATTCTTGATAATTAGAATAATGTTTGTATTCTTCTACAAATTGTCCATCAAAGAATTTCATATAGATGCTCCGCATATTTATAATGTGATTCTACAGTTGGATGAATATTATCTTCCGCACGTGTGAGCTTATTCAAGTCAACCCATTCAGCTTCTCCACAAAATTTTTCCTTACCTATCTGTTCAAAATGAAATTTATCCCAATCTATTAAGTTTTCAAATGGTTCTGCTGATTTATACTTACCAAATGATCGTGAAAATATGTCTTTGAAAGTTACAAATTTGTATGGAATATTTTTTAGTTTTAATAGATTTTGTGTAGCCAGCATATTGTTTAATGATTTGAGATAAGAATTTTCGAAAGTGTGGTAGTTTTTAAAAAATGTCCTCCAAAACCATTCAAAAAATTTTGAACCACTAACATAATCAGTAATACTGAGAGTAGAATCGGTTACACTTGGTATTGGCATTCCTCCACTATGAAACCAATCTCCCGATGCATTTGTGATATCTGTATCTGTATAACCAAGTTCCATAGCTTCTTCATTAGTAAAATTATGTTCATATTTACTTACAACCAAATCCTCTCTATCTATACCCGACCACATTACAACTACATAAACATCCTGTTCCTCTAACTTTGATACCGCTTCTACTATCTTACTAGAAATATAAAAATTGCCTGCAGACCCCTTACCATAATTTGTAAGTTCTCTCCCCATCAATTCTGCTAAACGATTAGGCCAACCAACACCATGTTGTCCATCTGTAAAACTACACCCGAAAGTTAATAATTGTTTCATTCGTACCACTCCTCATAAGTTCTTTTCATCCAATACTCTGCGTGTCTTTCATTCTTTGGTATAGCATTGAAATGAAATATGTAACCTGTATCTTTGTATATTAACTCATCCTTAGACCAATCATTATGTCCTGGTATGTGTAACATATTCTTTCTAAATAAATCTGTTAAGTTGAATCTCTCTGGCAAGTACGTCATCTTTATGTCGTGTTGTTTTACCAAGAAGTTGACACAAGTTTGTCCTACGCCAGGTATTGGTAAACCATCATACTTCTCTTTATTTCTGACTTCATACAATCTATCTACATTCTCTAAGTAAAACTCTTGTATTGTCTTGAAGAATGGTTTATGCTTTTTGTTAGCTATAATAAAACCTGTATTGAAATATTCCCATACCTTTGGTTTCTCCATATCAGGAAACATAAAGTGTCCCCATGCATTTATACTTCTTGTAACCCATTCGAAACAACCATTGTTAACTACAGCAGTATATTCGTGGTTAGTTCTTTCAAAGAAGTTAGGACAATCAGGATGAACTATAGTGTCTGCATCAATAATCAATACTTGGTCGTAATCTACCTCATTATGTTCTAAGATGTCAAACACCCATTCTCTCTGATATATGATTGGAAAGTTGTTGTGGTCCATTATTGGTTCAGTCCACTCAACTAATTCAACATCATGTTTATCACACCATGTCTGCCAGCTCTTTACTGAGTAATGATAAGGTGTTGACCTACCATTTCCTAAATCTATATTTGGTATAAATACTACGTTCTTCATAATGTTATCATTTTATTACTATTAGTTATTTTATTATAATAAAATTCTTCTATGTTTATCAGTCTATGAAAAAAAGATTCCTCTATCTCACTCATTTTTAGCTTTTGAATAAATTCCATCTTTTCATCTGGCAAAAAAGTATGCCATGCTGTATTGTTATTTTGTTCATGAATATGTGGTATCTTTTCTACCTTATTCCACTCTTTATCTTTACTTCTTAAATACTTCAAAAAATTAATATTACTTAAATCTTTCAACTGAACAAACTTAGTGTTATAGGATGTACTATATTCATAATACCAAACATAAGAAAACTCATTCCAAACATGAGGACCATCTGCCCAATTGAAACCATCTCTCTTATCTTGATAATAAGATGAAACAAACTTATCCATAACAGGTCTAACCACTACTATTATTTCATCAAACTCCATATTCCATTTACGTAAAAAGTTTTCTACATAACAGTCATTTTTATAAAAAGTTCCTTCTTTATGACATATATTTCTTAGTGAACCCGAACCTAATTTCAAATTCATGACAATAGAAACTTTTCTTGTACCACACAAACCTAACTCTGAGTACACTCCCTTACCTGGTATAAATCCTACGTTCTTCATGCAGCTACTTTCAATCTTTCTACTAATTTATTAGCTGCTTCAACACAAGTTCCTATCTTACCTGAAAATATAGTATAAACATTGTGAGCTACTTGATTAACAATAGTTGGTCTTGCGTCATCTTCATCTCTATACGGTAATACAGTTCTGATAGTAAACATAGAACCAATGTGTTCTAACTTATCGAAGTCTTCAAAGAATTCCATACCTGCTTCTATAAACTTGTTTATCTTGGTGACGTGTGGATTATGAATAACACCATTGTTCAGATATTCAACAATATGTTTATTTAACACCATTGGATAATCCCCTACATTAGTAGAATGTATTGCGTGTTCAACGTGTCCTAAAACGTGATATCCATCCTTATATGGATCGAGACACATAAAAGGTCCATCCATCACAACCACACTCTTATTCTTATATTGTTCTGGCAACTTAACTACGGGTTTCTCTACCACCTCATACTGATATTGTATTGGTTCATCTAATAATTCATTAATCTTTGCATATGTAGCAATCACAACATAATCATAATCATCAAAATCTTCTTCAGTAGTATGTTTGTTAAGAACTACATTAACACCAGCACCTTTCATCTTTTGTGTAACTTGCACTCTGAGCTTCTCACTATCGAATAACTCTTCTCCTACTTCTACAGTTAAATCAGTTCCATTAAATGGTTCATTTATATTATACTTCAATCCCATCTCATACAAAAACTTTAAGTATTCTTCTTTTGACACCATTGAATCACGTGATGATATAGCATAGAAATGATTTACATTTCCATTGACTACACTATCTCCATACTTTCTCTTAAACGATTTCAATCCATCCAAACATTCTTGTGCAGTCGATTTACTTCTTGGATAGTGATATCCTCTATGTAACCTATATTGGTTTATATCTGAAGCACACTTCATTACACTATCTAACTCTTCGTGCAAAGTTACATTGAAACCTGATGTTGCTAATGCTACACTCGCTGTAGTTCCAAATATTCCACCACCTACTACCAATACTTTTGGATATAATTTCTTCTTGACTATCTCAGATAGTTTGATTGCATTTAGTGTCATCTTTCTATTCAATTCATAATCACCTGCATTTGAAAATAGAAACTCAAACATTGTTCTTAGTGGACTATCAGCACTATACGTCATATCATGCTTATTGACAGTATGTGTTACTGCTCTACTATTACCATAAGAAAACTCTGCAACTCTACCATCTTCTAATTCTATCTCAAAGTTATTTAAATCACCTGTAACATTTTTTACATCAATATCATCATCACCAACCCACATATAAAAATGGTGGTATGCTAATCTATCAATATAATTCTCATCTTTTTGATTTGGTTTCTTCCAAGTAAATTTGTTGGTATCTTCAATTATATATTCATCTTCTTTTCTCCAACTAAATACATCATCAACATAAAGCTTGACGTTGAAGAAATCAGCAAGAGAAAATAATGCTTCAGCACTACGTCTAGTTAGAGTTAATGGTTTCTCACAAAATACATTCTTTCTTTGACTTAACCAATACTCCACTTGTTCGTGATGTAAATCATTTGGTGTAGATATGATAATCCAATCTGCATCCTTTGGTTCTACGTACTCCACCATATCATTGATATTTTTATCAATGACTGTACCCCATCTACCTTTTCCTATTATGGAAACTTTTACCAACTTACATCCCAATCTTTAAATTCTGATGCTATACAATCTACTTTGTAATCTTTTCTACCACCAACTACTTCCATAATTTTATTTATAGCAGTATTTCTAATACCATTCAATCCATGAGTTAACATAAGATTATCTGAACCCTTTTCACCCTTACGAACTTGTGATTCATTATACCAAATGTGTGCATTCATTTGTGATAGAACAACTATAGCTCTGATAACATCACCTGTTAATTTACCTTTGTGTTCTTTCAATAACATATCTATATCATGAACCATATCACTCATCTCTTTAGCATAGTTCTTTTTGTTCTCTGGTATAAAAACTTCCTTTAACTGATGTATGCTAAGTCTATCTATTAGTTCACCTAGTGTTGGTAAGAACTTCCTCTGTTTAGCCATTGTCTTCTCCTAATTTTTTAAATTTGTTTTGATTTTGTCCTAATACATTATCTAAATTATACTGACAAGTTTCGTGATTGCTCATCCATTTACTATTGGATTTTCTCTTTTCCTTGTTAGTCTTCATATCTTTTTCACCCTTTACATATTCTCTTTTTAGTGGATGATTTCTGTTGTGAACCTTTAATAAGTTTCTAATTATAAACTGAACAAATGCAGGTCCCATTATCTGCTGAGTTACATTTTGAAATCCAGTATCTTCACCACAAGACCAAACACCATGTGGAACATTACAACCATTCTTGATTAAGTCTGTAGATATAACTAACCCACTACCATCAAATCTTGGATATCTAATCATTCTTAAATCTACTTCTTCAGTTTCATCATTGATTGCATTCATCTCATCTATGTTCATCGTATACCAAATACTGGAAGGATCGTCTTGCCAAGTGTTATGGTGCATTTCGTGATAAGTAGAATTATCAAACTTAGGGTGTTGTAGTATCTTCCAACTGTCATCCCACATCTTTCTAACACCATAAGTTGCAACGTATTTGTTTATGTTTTGTGATTCAGCATACTGACTGACTTGTTCTAATGATGGGAATAATTCTTTTGGCATCAAACAATCTGACTCACCCCATATGATTAAGTCATAATCCATACAATTATTATAGTTTAAATCTCTACGATAATCACCAATGAAATATGGTTTGTCGTTGTCTTCATAGTAATGTGTTGTCGTCTTACAACCATAATTCCATAACTTTTTCTCAATCTTAACCCACTTATCTATAATCTCATCTTTTCTTGCAGGGTTATCAAACTCCTCAAAGTATTCAGATAGATTTAAACAGAAGTGAAACTTAATATTCTCTTTGTTCTCAACATATTTAAGTGCATTGATACAACTATCTACGAACTCACCAACCATATCAATTTCATAGAACATTACGTGTGTTCCGATTATATATTTTTTATTTAACTTCATAATTCTTTCCAAAGTTATCCCAATATGCTTGCATCACTTGTGTTCTCATAGTCTTTTCAAATCCATTGAAATGCCACAACCAAGCAGTATCTACAAACATAAAGTAATTCAATATTTCTTTTCTCATCATATGAGTTAGATTCCATCTCTTTGACATCAACTCAAACTCCACGTCTCTGTTAACCATATAGTTTACAGGTGTTTGGTCTGAACCTTTCTTTAATGTCTTGTGTTGTAAATCTAATATCTGTTGTTCATTTGTCTCATAAAATGATGTTATAGTTTTACATAAATCTTTGTGTTCCTTGTTCATCAATATAATACCACAATTGAAGTAAGTTTCCCAATCAACTCTTGTATCAGGAAACATATGTTGGTATCCCTCTATACTTTCTTTTAACCAACCTAAGTTATCATTGTCAACACAAGCTCTGAACTTACCATTAGCACACTCTTCAAATATGTTTGGTGCGTTCCAATGTATCATTGTATCTACATCAACCATAAAAATGTTATCGTATTCTACATTGTTACTTTCTAATATATCGTGAACATACCATCTTTGCCAAGTGATTTTCATCTCATCAGGGTTTCTTAGTGGTGTATCCATTATCATTAACTCAGCACCTATCCTATTTGCATAGTGTCTCCACGTGCTTAGAGATAACTCTTTGTAATTGTCTACGTCTGATAAATGTTTGGATGGAACACAAGGAATGAATATAATGTTTTTAGCCAAAGTAATCCTCACTTTCTACTAATATCTTATCTATCAAATATTCAGATAGTGGTTCTATAAAGTTTGGATGTGATTTGATATCCTCTGGATGGTCGAAATCACAGAACCTTATCCAAGCATGAGTTAGTTTAGGGTCTAATGGTGGATGAGGTCTAACTCTTATTCTCTTGTATTTAAACTCAGGAACTTTTGATATTGAACTCAAGAAGAAATTCCAATAATCATGATCTCTATTTAGTTGTGCTAATCTCATCTCAGCATACTTGCCAGGTCTAAACCAAGCATAATGATAAGTTATCATTTCTAAGTCTTCTAACATAGGATACTTTTGTGTCATAAAATTTAACAATACATTTCTGTAATAATCAGGAGTTCCATATTTGATAACAAATCTTCTTTGTCTACCTGTCTCAGCTTTGAAAAATGGTTTTAATGTCTTCTCTTCTGCATAGTATTGATTTGCTACAAAGTCAACCCAGATAGTTTTCAATCCTTGATCTGGTTCTAACTTGTTACATGCTTCTTCTATTGTATCAGCATCATCTTCGTGATGAAATACATCTCCCTCATATGGAAATATCAAATCACCCTCTTCTACCTCTACACCAAAATCATTAAAATTATTACAACCAACATAATAATTAGTTGGTGCATCTGTAGACATATAATCCATTGGATTTAACATTATCTTTGTATCTTTATATTCCTTTTGTGCATCTGAAATAACATCTTGAAGTTCTTCATAATCAAAACCTCTCTTACCATCTAAAGTATAAGTCTGTAGAAAATGGTTAGTAACAAAGGTATTACTTTCAGGACCACTTGGAAACATACCCTCATTATACAAAATATAATCAGGATTAATTGACTTAATTATGTTTGGTATCTGTAACTTTACAAGATGTGTATCGTTAAATACTGGTGCTATTACTATCTTCTTCATTTTTCCAATAGGAATAAATTCCCTTATCTATTTCATAATTTTTCCAAACAAATCTATCTCTGTTTGGTTGTGTTTGTGCCCACTCCCACATCTTTGTTAATCCATCTTCAAGACTTGTCTTGTGTTCGAACCCTAACATTCTTACCGACTTATCCCAAGTGGAATATGCATAGTGTGCTTCGTGTCTCATCTCATGGTGTTCAGGTAGTAAGTCTGTACCTGTAACCTTTAGTAGAGTATCACATGCTTCTTGAATACTGACTTCATGAATACCACCTAAGTTTATTATTTCACCAACACACTCATCCTTTTGACTTGCATTCCAAAATGGAACTAAAGAGTCATCGACATAACTGAATGCTCTGACTTGAGAACCATCACCAAATATCGTAGGTGAATAACCATTGATTATCTGCCACATCCATATACCTAATACATTTCTGTACTTATCCCATATGTTTTGGTTTTTACCATAGAAGTTATGTGGTCTAACTATTGTGTAAGGTAGTTTGTGTTGTTCATATGCTACTCTTAAATCTTGTTCGACTGAATACTTTGCGATACCATAAGGATCGATTGGTCGTGGTTGTAAATCTTCTGAAAATGGTGGATTATATATGTTACCATATACTGACATAGAACTTGCAAATACAAATCTTTGAACATCATGTTTGATTGCATGATTGATTAGGTTTGTAGATGCTAATAGATTATTTTGATAGTTATATTTTCTTATGAATGGACTTAAACCCTCAGCGGCGTATGCTGCAAAGTGATAGATAATATCTATCTTGTGTTCTTCAAAGATACTATCTAAGTTATCTACTGATAGATTCTCTTCATAAAACTTTACTCCTTTTGGAATATTCTCTTCGTAACCACCACTCATATCATCAATACCAATAACAGTATGTTTTGTATTCTTTTGAATCCAATCTGCTAATCTTGAACCAAGTAAACCTGCTACGCCTGTAATTAAAATATTCATTTTTTTACCTCAACCATATCCTTAAATAAAATGTCTATCTGATTCTTATTGTTAGCTCTACCCTCATTTGCTTTTCTTAATCTTTTCTCTTCCATCTGTGCAATCCTAAGTCTAGCTCTGTCTGATTCACCAATATGAATATCATTAGTAACTAAGTCTTCTAACTCTTCAACGATAGAACTTGAATCAAAAGTTCTCTTCTCACCAACATATTGATATTCACCCGTATCGAAAGTCTCTTGTAGTAATTGTGATATCTTCTCTTTTATCATATCGATTGCTACTTCTTGATGATGTATCTTCTGTAAGTCTTTCTCTTTCTTAAAGAAAAACAACTTTATGTTTTCTGTTATCAGTCTATCAAAGTATGCTGACAATGTATCTATGTTAGATAGTCTCATTTAATCCTCAAAATATTTGTTAACCCAATAGATAACATAATCTATGTCTTCATCAGTCATAGCAGGATGACAAGGTAGACTGATTAGAGATTCCCAAATACTATCTGCTACAGGATAATCTCTATAGTTAGTCTGTCTCAAGATACCATACTTGTGTAATGGTTTAAAGTGAACTGAAGTGTGAATATTCTTATCAGCTAAATAGTCAATTAAACCATCTCTACTAACACTTGTAGCACCACTATTATCAGGTGCGTAGTTTTTATACTTAGGAACTCTAGCAATATAATACTGAACTGTATCTGAATGTGGTGGTCTCTTGATTTCACTAAACAATCTTTCATTGTATTGATTTTGAATATGTTGACGTTTATCTAAGTGACCAGGTAGTTTCTTCATTTGTTCTAAACATATAGCTGCCATAATATCAATCATATAATATTTGTAACCAAGAATCTCTACTTGATAATCCCAAGCGTAACCTGGCTTACCACTTTGACCTTGAGCTCTACTCCAAGTAGAAGATACACCAAACCAAGTCATATCTTTTACTTTACAATATAAATCGTAGTCATCAGTTGTAATCATACCACCATCACCACAAGGCATTGTCTTTACTGCTTGAAATGACCAAACTGCACAATCACCTTTCTTACCAGCTCCCTCTGTATAACAACTATGAGCAGTATCTTCTATAATGAAACCATCATAGAACTCTCTAATCTCATCTATTGGTGCAGCAATACCAGCCATGTTAACTGCAATAAGTGCGTCTGAATTTCTTTTTAGCCTAGCTTTAACATCTTGAGGATCGATATTTAAATCCCATTCTTGAACATCAACAATATTAGTTGTACAATCATTCCATAGTGGAATTTGTGCAGTTGCTATAAACGACATAGTAGGATTGATGACATCTATTCCCTTAAATCCCTTAGCTTTCATAACTAAGTCTTGTCCATGTGAAGCCGATGTTACAGCGACTGCATATTTAGCACCAACCATCTCAGCAAACTTCTGTTCGAACTCTGCTACTTTTGGACCTTTTCCCCACCAACCACTTTCAATAACTTCTCTAAGTGCTTGTACTTCTTCTTCACCACCAAGTGGTCTGAGTACGGGCAACATTGTATCTCTAATCTCCATTGTTTTCCTCCTGAAATACTTCAACCATTAATACATTAGGATCGTGTATCAAAACCATTCTACCATCTTTGGTAAAGAATTTTGTAAATTGTCCTTGCTCAATAGTATCTGTATCTATGTTTCTAATTGTTTTTCTGTAACCACCCTTGAAGTGTATAATTTGAGTTACATACTTCCCTTGTTTAGTTACACTTGACTCAAGATTCTTCATACTCACCTTTCAAATGTTCGATCATATTATCAATATCATTTTTACTTTTTATTTTTTTAAAAACTTGACTTGAAACTTCGTGGTTTTCTTTTGCTATATTGTCTATATTTAAACCTGTCCTTTCAGCTCTAATCCTATCAGGTCGTGTAATCATATTTCTTGAACCAGCCCAATGATGATAAATCAAGTCATCGTAGATTGCATAATATAATGGATGTAAATCAATCTTATTACTTCTTGTCAATGGATAGTAATCATATCCACGTTCTTTCAACCAATTGATTGTTCCACCCCACCAATTGTCATTCTTGTCTTTAATTATGTTTCTTAGATAATCAGTTAAGTTATCCTCTATTATATGTTTAGCCTTGAATGCCATGAACATCGGATGTGGTATCAGATATAATGGGTCTCTATCCCATTCGTGCATCGGTTCTTGTGCTGATACAAATGGATACTCTTCTAATTTCTTTTCTAAGAAGTCTCCCATCGGTGCGATTGGAAAAGCATCTGAATCTAACAATAGTATTGTATCGTCTTTCTTCACTTCAAAGTTCTCTAATACATAATCTATTAGTTTACCCATTGAGTAAGTCCAATGTTGTGCTCCTGATATAGCACCATCAAACTTATCTTTATGCTTATCATAACTTATGGTGGTATCACTATATTTAACACCATTTTTAAACTTAAATGGTTCTTCACCTAATCTTGCATAAACCTTGTATGGTTCTGATATAAACCTAGCTAACTCTCTCTTTTGAATGTCAACCCACTTGTCACTCAGATGTAATGTAAGTATATGTAACACTACCCAACCTCCTGTAATAAATCAAATCCCCATTGTTCCATTGATATATGATTAAATGGATAACCCTTATAACTTTTCATCTCAATAAACTTATCAACACCATCTTTACCCTCTTGTTTTATCTTCCTATTCTCTTCTAAAGTTCTATGTGCTGATGGTTTCACCATATGCATTCTACTGAAATAAAATCTTGGTTCTGCAAAGTTATAACCACCAATGTTCACACTATAGTTATACACCAAATCATCATCATCCTCACAACCAAAGAATCTAAACTTACCACTATCTTTACCAAATGGATGTATCTCTTGTGGTAACTCTATATTCTCATCTTCAATTTGTTTTCTTAACTTACTACTGAATACTAAATCTAAATCACCATTCTTATTCTTTCTTGCATCTACTCCCATAACTGCTAAGATAGCACTATTACATATTGCATACTCTTTCTTTGGAAAACCCATTATATCCATTATCTCAAGATAGTTTATGTAACGAAGTGGATTTTCTACATTTCCCTTAAATACCTCTGCTTCGGGCATATAGAATGGTATGTATTCCTTACCATTGATTAACCTACCAATCATAGCAACTGCTCTGTGATATCCATGCTTGAGAAAACCACCAAAGAAGTTTACAGGATCGTCAACCAAAGCTACTTGTATCTCCTCATCTGTCATCATTTCTAAAGAATCATAATATTCTTTAGTCATATTTTCCCAACCTTTTTCGTGATGTCCCTCAACATTATTTCTAAACTCAGCCCACATACAATTCCAATACTGATGGTTTTTATTTGTTAGTTTACTTTCAGCTTCTTTTCTATTCTTCTCATCTGAAAAGTATTCTACAGCTTCTCTTACAGTTTTGATTTGTTTATCATTATGTATAATCTCTTTACCACCACTACCATGTTGTAATTCCATATTCAAAAAGTATTCTAAGTTGATTGGAGCAGTAGCTAATAAGTTTCTAACAAAGTGTTGATAATTCTTTTGTGCCATAAAATCACTAAAAAACTTAGGTGATTCTAAGTAATCCCCATCTACTCTACTACCAGCAGCTTCTCTTGTGTAAGTGTTATAGTGATGTTGATTTAAATCATCATACCGATTACAATCATAAACTCCCTCTAAATCAATTAATGTTGGCTTACCATCATACTCATATGTATGATACTCACAAAAGTCATAAGCAAAATGATTACTCTGTATGGTTTTTGCTTTTATTCTTGTGAACATTTCATTAAAGTGCTTATCTGAGTTTGGTGTAAGTCTAACTAATCTTGATCCAGTATCAGCTCTGTCTGTCTCATCTTTTATGAATAGTTGTTGACACTCTTCAGTTACATATCCTCTACAGATATTATCCTCATCGTAAATCATACCAACAAAATTTGGAACGATTGTGCTATCATAGAAACCACTTGCGAATGCAGTTGGTAATGTATCTTTTCTTATATAATCTTTATCCCATACTTTGACAAAGTATTTATCTGTTTGATAGATAGTTCTATTGTGGTTTTCACTACCCCAACGGCTATCTTTGTGTTTGACTTGTTTGTAACTATTGAAATCTAAATCTTCATATTTAAAGACACCATAAACGTCTCCAATCAAAGATTCAAACTCAAATATTTGAGTAAAGTTCATTTTGCTTTATCTGCTTCTCTATAGTTTTAGGATGATATAAGGATAGTTCTTCGTGTGGTGGTAAATGTGCATATGTTTTACAACCATCAATATACTCATGAACCTTTCGTGTCCACCTGATATCTTCTCTGTTTCTAAATACTCTTGCTTGGTAATCTGGATAGTTTACCCAACCTTTTTCTGATACTCTCCATCCCCATCTTTGAATCCATTCTTGAGTTAAACCCTCTACTGTATTTACTCTTGGTAGCCATACTAAATCTACATCATTCATTTCTAATATAGTATGTATTTGTGCCATCAATATTTCATGTGGAATTTCATCTGCATCTAAATGAAATATATAATCACCACTACTCATTTCTATTGTATGATTTTTTAAATCTGAAAAGTTGTCGTTAAAATCAAATTTGTGCCAACTGAACTCACCATTTACTGAATGTGTTCTTAGATAGTCTTCAACACCTTTAGAACCATTCTTAGAATCATAAGTGATAACAATTTCATCTTGTAACTCTTTGTGTTTTAATAAAAATGTAACTAATCTCTGTATCTCAGCTTCTTCGTTACAAACTGTTATTCCGTAACTTATTTTCATATTATCCTATAAACTTAGAAGACACTATCTTTGAATAATCATATGCCAAAAGTCTAACTTGACTCATATTTGACATTTTATATGTTCTGTAAGCATTATCCACCAATCCACCAACTTTTGTTAGTTTTACATCGTAGAATTTAAGTGGGTCTCCTCTACGTTCTCCTAATTCCCATTGCCCCTCTTGAATTGCACCTGTTCCAACTACAGTAGCTAATCTTCTTAGATGTTGGTCTGAAACTAAATCCATACTTAGAGCATGAAGTTTTCTGACACTAAAATTTCCACCATATGGATACATTCCTGTAACTAATGCTACAACCTCTTGGTTTGGTTGAGCATCTCCAGACTTAGCAACTTTTTTATATCTAAATTGCAACATTTGACCTGTTTCAATCGCACTTCTTGGTATAGTCTTTCGAGCTGATACTCTTGATTTATGTAAAGCGATGAATCCCACTATTTACCCTTTTTATCTAAGTCTTTAATTATTCCCATATCTTGACACGCTTTGAAAAATTCAAACTTACCATAAGCTTGTGCATTTTCCACGTCAAGTCTCTTATCATAATTATTATAATTTGCACGTTCTTCTTCAGGTATTTCAACAACTTTTGCATATTTCCAAACATAATTCTTTTTATCTGTAGCTTTGAATGCTGCTTTGTCTTGTGGGTCTTCATCAGGATATATTATACCTAACTCACCCATATTGATAACACAAGGAAACCAAACAATACCTTTAGTTTCATCATTGTATTGTAAGTCTTGAACTAACTGAGGACTTGCATTCATATTATCAAGTAACTCAACACTACCAGCTCTGTATCTTGAGTCACTCATAAATCCACAATTAAAACACATATAACTACTGAAGTTTTCTTGTATCTCTTCGAAACAAGTATCTGTGTCTTTACATACTGGACAAACTATTACTCTTTCCATTACATCTTCCTCAACTTAGGTAGTTTTATAACTTCTTTTACTTTTGGTTTTTGTGGTGGTTTTATTGCACCTGTTTGTCCACCATCTATCTTCTTCAACTTAGGTAGTTTAAGACTTACTGCTTGTGGAACATCACCAATCATTCTATCAACTATCTCAACAAACTTTTCACCCATCTTACTTCTTGTGAACTTAGTTTTATTTGACTTTGCTACTTGATTGAATATAGGTGTATATTTCTTGTAGTTCAAAAATACATCTTTCATCTTTGCTGATGCTTTACTGTAGTTTACACCAAACCAAGCCATACCATCAACAAACATATCCTTTGGAAATGAACCTTTAGGAACTTGAACCAAACTACCCTCAAGTGCTGTGCTTAAACTTGGTGGTAAGAAATCTAAATGTCCACTCCATGCTGGATATATAATTGGTTTACCTGTTAGTGATGCTTCAAGTAATGGTCTACCAAATCCCTCACCATGTGTGAAAGAAACATGAGCTTTTACTTTCGGATGATTGTATAACTCATTCATTTCTTCGTCTTCGAAATCACCATGCATCAGATAAATATTTGGAAATATCTTAGCATCTACACTATCTTTGATAGTTCTAATCTTACTTAAAATATCTTCTCTGTCTATTACTGAGAATGTAGCACTACTTGTTTTTAGGATTAGTGCTGGTCTCTTCTTCTTACCCTTGTTCTTAAACGTTTCGATGAATGTTTTAATCAACATACCAACGTCTTTTCTATCTTGAGTAAGATTACCACTTAACCAATGTCCTGTAAATAAGAAACAAAATGACTCTGATATCTTATTCATTTCAGTAACTAAATCTTCACTAAACTTATTTGTCTTACCATAGATTTTTTCATCATAACCCTCAAATAGAACTTCGATAGGTGTCTTAACTCCATGAACACCAACGACTTCTTTACCTTGCTTTTCCTCATACTTAGTTTGTAGTATCATTTCTTTTACAAACTCAGCTGGAACTATATTTAAATCCATTCTATTACAACCATCAACCCAATGTTTAGGTATAGCTGTTGATTCTAAACCTGCAGTAATACCCATATTCTTCTTACCAATCTTCTGAAACTCATTTGGTACTGTAACTTGAATATGTAAATCAGGTTGTTTTTCTAACTTACCCTCATATATCATTCTATCTAATATGAGTTTATGGTCTGGATTCTGTTCGTTTAATGCATTCATCGGTGTGTTTCCCCAACGAAGTGATGCTATTCTTAAATCATACTTGTCAGATTTTATTAACTCTAAAGCTAAATCTCTTGCGTGAGCTCCATAACCACTTCGTGTAGCTACTGGACCTTGAAACAAAATAAAAGGTTTTGTCATTTTAACTCCTATGCCTTATATAAGGTGAATCGTTTACGTGGTGTCCACTTTTCAAATGCAGTGTCCATGTCTTTAATGAATCGGTTGCTCATGTTCTCTGCTGTCATACCTATCTCTTCCATTTGAACAAACTCAACACCTTTTTCACCACATTCTTTTCTTTTCTCAGCACCCATGTCATAAAAATGCTTAATACCATCTGCAGCATCTTCGTAACGTGGTCTGTCATCAAAGATATATGGTGTCGGTGGTGAACCTTGTAAGGAAAGATTAGATGGAAATACAGGATATGCCCAATCACCATGCTCTTTGTATCTACCTCTGTGGTTAGATTGAAACTCATCAGTATAATCATCTACTGTAAGATAAGAACCATCTTCTTTTTTGAAACCACATTGGTCTTGTAATCCACCTGTAACATTAACCACGATAGGTGTTCCACACATTAGAGATTCACAAGTTCCCAATCCAAATCCTTCATTAGATGCGATATTAATTGTAACGTCTGCTATGTTATACATCCAACACATCTGATTGTTATCCAATTTCTCATTTGAGAATATAACATCATAATCGGGACACATCTCAGCAACTACTGCTGGCAAGTCAGTTCCATTGTCATCAACTGGTTGAGTGTGCATTATTAATGCACATTTTTTAGATTCATCTTTTGGTAACATATCACAAAATGTTTTAAATGCCATAACTACATCACCAGGTAATTTTCTACGAATATTTCTGTTGTTCCAAAATACTACAAAATCATATTGTTTACCACCAAGAATATGTTGCTTATACTTTTTAAGTTTATCATAATCTTGATGTAATGTATCTACTGGTTTAAAATCTTTATGATTTATACCATGTGGAATATAGGTATTATCCCAATCGGTTCTTGGTTTCTTCTGACATACATTATCTACAATATTAACTGTTTGTCGTGATATGTTCATAATCAAATCACAACTCTCATAATATGGTTCATTCCATCTTGGATAAGGTAAGTTATCCCATATATTGTAGTAGAAGATAGGAACATTCTGTCTTACTTCATGTTCCATATTATATAACCACTGCCAAAATCTTGGGTCTGTATAGTGTAGGATAGCATCTGGTTTTTCCATTCCCATTATACTTCTCAATATTTCATCATTTCCATAACCACTTATTGGATATATCTTTAGATATGCATCTTTAATACCGTAGTCTTTAGATATAGCTTCAGATAAATCTACAACGTTTCCCTCTTCAGGATGTTTTATTGCTCCACCTATCTGAACCCAATCATATCTATCTAATGTACCAACAACAAATTCTCTTGACATCGTTCCAACACCACTTGACATTCTCAAGTCATCTGATAGTAATAATATCTTCTTTTTTGCCATATTAGTACCTACTACCACTTTGTGTTAGATTACTGTAGGTCATTATTTTTTCTTGAAATTTCATATCTGTACAATATAAATCCATTGAACGATTAACTAATTTTTGAAGAGTAAACTCTTCCTCTATACTCAGTCCTTTAAATTTTTTATATAAATCGGTAAGAACTTTAACCGATGTTAGTTTGCTTTCCATATGTAATAACTCCATTCATATATATATAAATATAAATATATTAAGAAATAAACACAACTTTTTTCTTGTGTTTCTTAGCGTGATTTACTGCGTTTTTTGTTCCTGATGTTAATTCTCCATCTTTAATAAAAGCAACAACTCCATCTGAATATTTGATAATAGCTTCATTTCTGATAAAGAAATGTTTAACATTGTATTCTTTACCATATTTGAACTGATTTTCTATACAGTAAGAATTGTGTGGTTCGTGATATGGTGGAAATTCAGTATATTTTATACCAAACTCAAGTGCATACTCTCTTGCGTATTTGTCTGCACCAAATTTAGCTCCACCACTAACAACTTCTATAAACTCACCATGCTCTTCTTTTAGTTTATAGACGAACTCTTTTATCTTTAGTTTGTTAGTGTATGTTCTTGAACCTATTATTGCTATCTTGACGGTCTCGATGTTTCTATTGTCCTTTGGTTAACACTTAAAATAAAATTAGATATTTTTATGTAATCATCTAATCCTTTTGGTATCAATTCTCCGACTTGGGATTTGTAGGTATATCTACTTCTGTTAAACTTTTTATTATTTGGTAGTGGATTGTTAGGGTCTTCAACTTCAAACAAAACATAGTCATTGACATTTATAGTGCTTGATTGTTTGAACGAAGTTCTGTGCTTGAAAATTCCATCATAACGTTTTGCAAAGTTTACTACTGGCTTTGCATCAATCAAATCAGTATTCATAGATACTTTTAAAGTCCAAGATGTATTAATCTTAGAGTAACATTCTTTTATTTTTTCAACAACCAATTCTTCACAATCTTTTTCAATGAAAAGATGTGCTGGTAGTCTTAGACTTATATTAAATCTTTCGTACATATTTATTTAACTCCTGCATCACAATATTCAGTTTGATTAAACTCACAAAAACGACAGTTCTTCTTTGAAGCTTCTTTCCTATAAATATGTTCTTGGTTATACTTTCCATCAACAAAACATTCATCGATAAAAGATTTGATATTGTTAGTAACTTTATTGATACTTGGTGTACCATTTGCAGGTGTGAATGTCTGAACTCTTCTTTGTGGCCAGTCTACTTTGTCATATAACTTACGTTTTACAATAAAATATTCTACATCTATCTTATCTAATGGTATGTCATGTTGAGCACCATAGAATTGTTTGTATAATAATAATTGATCTGTCTTAGTCTTGTCAGCTTTAGCCCACTTATTCCAACCCATCGTAGAAGTCTTAATATCTATGATTTTATACTTTTCTCTTACAGTATCATAGATTAGAACATCAATATAACCGACAAACTTAATCTTATTTGGTAAGTCATAATCAATAGGAACTTCTATACCAACTAACTCATAACCTTTTTTACTGAAATACATTCCACGTTTCTTAATAAACCACTCTATTATAGCTAACCCATGTTCATAGAACTCTTGCATCTCCTCTTGAGATGATACTTCTTCACCATGTAAATCTTCTACTATCTCTTTGTAGTAGGTTTTCATCCTATGTAATAACATACTTGCTAATGGTAGAGCATCAGCTTTCTTGATATTATCATTATACATTACAGTTAGATATGTCTGTAATACATCGTGCATAGCTGAACCAAACAAGGTATGTATATTACCCTTGAATGTTCTTAACCCATCAATATAGTTTAACTTCCACTTGTGAGGACATACAGCCCATTGTGAATATTGACTATAACTAATCTTTTTCATCAATCCATCCACTTTCCATGTTTAAATAAATGCCAGGTTCTATGTTTGAAAATTTCCCATAATAAACCTATGAAAGTATCTGATTCATACTTTCCAACATCACAATAATATACGAACATTTTGCTATTCATGTCAAGCCTTTTTTAATCTTTTTATCTTCTTTTTAATACCTTTGTTAAGGTAGTAAACGTATCTGTTTTTACTCTTTCTCTTCTTAAAGAATACATCAGGGTCTTTTGCTTCCCATCTTGCACGTATTCTTCTACTATATGGTTTGATTGGTTGACTTAAAGACCTACTATGATACTCTCTACCATCAACCATCAGAACTCTACCTGCGCCAGTCTCACCTACGAACTCAAAGTTACTAGCTCTGTAAATTACACCTGTGTGTCCGTATTGTTTATCTGCAAATGAGATTATAACTTCGTAATCTGTATTCTGTCTTAACCATTTTATAGTTTGAGCTATAAAGAAACTCTCTGCATTCTTTGGTGTATCGTCAATACAAACTAATCTTCTCAACTCCACACATCTATCAGGATTGATAGGATTGTATGCTTTAGCAGTATTTGGCATGGATGGTATGGCATACATCATAGCACCTACCATTTTTGGAATACCAAAGTTACCTGGAGCAAATAATGCGAAACACTCCAAACCTTGTATTCCATTGGTGTTATGACTATAGTGGTGTTTATGAATAAACTCCTGTATAGCCATACGAGGAACTACCTCAACTGTGTAATCCTTGAAATCAGGCAATTGTTCTTATGTCTGTGCCACTTGATTCAAAGTATAAACCAACTGATTTAAGTTGTTTATCTTCTACACCAAACTTTTTTAACATAGCTGATAGTTCCATTTGACCTGCTTCGGTTAACATATACATTTCGATAGCATCAACTGCTTCTCTAACACTAACCTCTAAGTCATTACGAACTACATTTACCATCCATTGTGGATAATCCATATTCTTTTTCTTCTTTCCCTTGATATACTTCAAGTAGTAATTTCCTTTTGGAATGATATCCATATACGTTTTGTATATTAGTTCAGGCTTTAAATTGTATTTCTGAACCTCATTTACTATGGGTAGGAAATCTGATCTCATTGAAAGGAATCGGTTTACAAGAAATGTAGACCAACCCTTTTTGTCTTCATCAGAAAGGGATTCCCAAAATCCTTTTTTCTGAAATTTGGTGATTTGTTTTAGATAATCAAATACACCTTTACGTTTAACTGTCTGTTTCTTCGCCAAGTTCTTTACCTGTAATATCAGTTCCTTCAAGTAGTTTTGATGGAACGTGTCCACAATTACCACAACTATAGACCTGAATAGGAACTACTCCCTCTTCTCCTGTGGGTGATACCAATGCCGATATTCTCTTCAATACAAAGGATTGTATAAATAGATAGTTCGTACACTTTTCACATTTCATAGTTTCAGCTTGTTTCAAATCTACCTTGACTTGAGCTTGTGGTTTCTTGATAGGTCCTTTTGGATGCATACTCATTTGATTACTCCTAATAATTCAATTAACATAGCCATAAAGTTTATTTCTTTATCGACAACTTGCATATCGGACTGTTCATATCTGGCTAATATCAATATAACAGCTGCCATATTACCTGCTGCAAACTCATCCACATTATCATACAATAATCTGAAACAATCTGAATAATCTCTGATAGCATTATCAGCAAGTAGTTGTCGTAAATTTGCGAAAGCAGTCTTCTTATCTTGTGTTTTAAGAATATCCAATACTTTCAATTTATAATCATTCTGAATGGTGCTTTGTCTATCCATAACAACCTTATTATCAACAACACTTCTTTGTGTAGCATTGATAATCTTTCTAACGTCAGGATAACTACTATCAATCAGAACTTTTAAGTCTTCATTATCATAGGTTGTATTTTCTAATTCCATCACCTTAGTAAGATGAACAGCCACATCTTTCTTACTTGGTGGTATAATCTCAAATACTTGACAACGACTCTGTAGTGGATCGATTATTCTTTCTACAAAGTTACAAGTCAAGATAAACCTACAATGTTTACTAAAGGTTTCCATAAGGTTACGGAGAGCTGCTTGTGCGTTAGGTGTAATATAATCACACTCATCTAAGACAATCACTTTCATATCCTTGAAACCAATCGTAGATGCGAATTGTCTCACCTTATTACGAACTGTATCTACACTATTCTCATCAGATGCGTTAATGTATAGATAATCACACTCAATATTCTTAACAATCAGTTTAGCAAGTGTTGTTTTACCTGTTCCAGCTCTTCCATATAAAAGTAGATGTGGAACATCATTTGATTTGATGTATCTCTCTACCTTTGCTTTTAAATGTTCGTTACCAACATAGTTTTCTAACTGAGTTGGTCTATATCTTTCTACCCATAATGAATGTTCAGCCATTTATTATTTCCTTTATCTGGTTTAATTCTTTAATTCTATAACTTGGGTTTGATTCTTGATTGTATATTTGATTCATCATTATATAACCCTCTTTCATTCCACGACCTCTAACCCAATTATCAAAGTTTTCTGGTGAATCATCTACTAAATAATCCACAGGTATCTTCCATTTAAATCTACCTCTTGTAAAGTATACTGTATCAAAATTCAATCCATACTTACCTAACCAAGATAAAGTATAATGTCTAACGTGTGGTATCTGAGAAGTAACACAAACAAGACTATGATTATTATTATCCGCCCATTCAAATAAATCATACATTTGTTCTATAGCACCATCTATAGGAATACTATCTCCCATAATCTCTTTCGCGTATTCATCACGATAAATTCTTTTTATATCTTCTCTGGTACAATTAAAATCATTTTGGAAACTCCAATCTGATATTTCCACAAAATCATCTTTAAGATAGTGAGGATAATTTTCACGAACCACTTTAGTAAGTCCTTGACAAAAATCTCTTAACACTCCGTCTACATCTATTCCTATTACCATAAAGCTTATATTTCTCCAATTTAGTATACTGGAATATACGAATAAAAACCAGTATAAGTCAAGTCTTTTTTCAGCTATCTCTTCCCATTATTTTTTTAAGGTCGTCACCACGATAGAAATCAGTTTGTGATTCTTTTGAGTTTTCATAATTATCCAATATTTTTCCTCTAGCACATTCATATATCCAATCGGAACGTAAGTATTTTTTTGATAAAAACCCTATTTGATTATAGTCAAATAGCCTATTATACTTGTAGTTATTTAAATTAGGAAATTCATTTCCCCAACTGCTCAATCCTTTACCACCTCTGTAACCATACTCACCTTTTTCTTCATTTACTAACTCTGCTGAAACATATGCATCATATCTTGGTTCAAACCCACCTATCTCCTTAACAGTTTTGTATTGCATAGCTAAGAAACTTGGTCTAACACTTATAAGGTTTTTGATTGGTTTATCAAAAATATGTCTATTCTCTTCTTTGACATAATCAACTGCTCTCATACCATCAAACTCTTCCTTAATACCAACATCAATGACCTTATTATAGTCATAGTTTTGAACAAGATAGTTAGCACCATTACCCATAATCTTGTATCCATCTAAAGTAAGAATATCAATAACTAATTTAATAAATTCAAAATCCTTTATGACTAAATCATCGTGCATAAAGAAACACACATCTTCATCATCTATATCAAGATAGTTTATAGCTTGTTCGTATGCACCATACTCTTCTCCACCATTAGGAAATACCTTATAATCAAAGTTTTCTTTTATAAAATCTGTAGGTTCTTTGTGACAAGACCAAAAAACGTGAATATCATCTGGATTGTATTCTTGTAATGTATTAAAACCATTTAATACTGTTTCTTGATTCATGTGCCAACCACATATTATAAATCTAACCATATTATTTATTCACAAGTTGTATTAAAATTATAGTTGTTGCAAGAACTAAACAAAGACCTGTTTTCCAATTAGGTATCTCACCTAATATACCCCAAGTCATTACTGCAAATATCAAGTTACCAAGACCAAATCCTATTAATCTGATATTCCATACATAACCAAAGTGTTCATATGAAAGTCGTGTTGAATAGTAAAACAGATAACTTATAGGTAATCCTGCTAATATTATCCACCATTGAGATTTCATAAAATCCCACTTAAATTGTCCATTCATATGGAAAAATGCTATTATGTGTCCCATTATACTAAGACAGATAGCTCCTAATAACTTACTCATAGTTTACTTTCTACTTCAATCTCCTCTACAGGTGGAACATATTGTTCAGGGTCTGTAGGATATGGTTTTGATTCATACTTTAAATTTTTCATATACTTCTTATTTTCTTTTTTATTTCCTATAAAATAAATGTAACGATGCTTTTCTGGTTCTTTTCTTCTCCAAAACGTATGTCCTATACCTGCTTTCAGCTTCTCCACATTATGACTTCCCCAAGTAGCTGATACAGTTCTACTATGTATCCACTCATAAGGTTTAACTAAAGATACTGAATGGTTTGGCATTAGATTCAATCCTGCTCCTTGATACATCCAATTGGTAGCTTTGTAAATACCACCTAAATGTAATCTGTCTGGGTCTGCATAACTGATTAATACCTTAACATCCTTATCGTATTTTTTCAACCACTTGAATGATTGTGAGATAGAGTAAGATTCAATATTCTTACCATACCCATCATGGATGAATAATCTTGTTAACTCCAGAATATTCTTTGTTTGCAAGATTTCTTCATCCTTGAAAATAGACTTCATAACCGATCTTCCTACAGGGTAGCCATAAGTCATACAACCAATAAGTTTTTCTTGATTCATATCCTTAAAAAAAGGATGTGCTTCTTCTGACTTATAGAATATACCTATGGCGTACCTACAAGAAGAAAATTTATGCGAATAGTGATTGTCTACAATCATCCTCTTCGCAGTTTTCTTATCTATTTCCTGTAGATAAACTTTTGATTTATCTACATATTCTTCCATTAGTCTACAGTAGTTTTAGCTACTAATACGTAACTTGAATCGAAATTATCTACCTTGAAACTAACCTTAGCCAACCCTTGACTTGAAACATAAAGAGTTGCTGATTCACAATCTTTATTTGCAGTTAGAACTTCTTTGAAAGTATCTGCATCAAAAAAGATAGCATCGTCAAGAGAAGATATTTTCTTAGCTTCTACAGGAATAGTTACCTTGTTTGATTGTGTGCTTGAACTATAACCAATAACAACCTTTGCTTCTACACCGTCTGATAAGACTGCGAAAGTAGAAACATCACTCAAAGCACCTTTACCTGATATGAAAGAACTGATAAAATGTTTATCTATCTTTAGTTCTAATTCAAAATCAGGAACATTTGTCAAATCTGGTTTTTTAGAAACCACATCAAGACGGGCTAAGCCATAGTTAACTTTGGTGTTGTTACTCTTTTGTTTGATTACCAATTGTGATACGACATCACCAACTTCATTAGCTTCAACAACCAACTCACCATCTACTACATTCAATAACTTGATTAAGTCTTGTATCTCATACAATCCCATCTCATAATCACCGAAACCATTCTTAGCCAGAACGATATCACCAACACAACTTTTTGCTGAATTGATGAATGAACAACTAAGTGTATCTTTTGTTGAAACGACAGGTGCAGATTGTGTCTGACCACCTAAATAGAATCTGTTGACAAATCCCATCAGCGTTTGTTTATCCATTTTGTAACTCCTTTATATACATATATATAAGTATCATGTTATTTCTCCAAATTAAAGTAATTTTCCATTAAATACATCATTAAGATGTTCTGCATATTTCTCATAACCTTCAGAATAAGGATGGCTAGTATCATTAAGTTCTAAACCATTTTCTGTACACCATTCCATACAACCTTTAAATCCATCGTGGAAATAAAAATTATCCCAATCTATACATTTTTCTAAATAACTAACTTTTTCATACTTTTGATAAAATTCAGATAGTATATCTCTGTGGGTTAAGAACAAATATTTTATGTTTTTTTGTTTTAAAAAATTTTGAACATTCAACATATTAAGTATTGTATGATAATATGCATTTTGATTACTGTACATATATTTTAGATAATTTTCTCTAAATCCCTCACGACCAGTTTTTGACATTCCACTATGAAGCCATTCATCATTTTCAATCATATCATATCTATGCAATCCCGACCACATTACCATAACAACAAAATCTTCATCATTATATTCATCAACTAATTCATAAACTTGATTAGCCATATAAAATGAACCAACACCATTTGCACCCTTATTCACAACTATCCTATCAGTTAGTTTACCTAAGTAATGAGGCCAATTACCATATTGATGATTCACATCAACTCCATATATGATTCGAGAATCTTCACAATCATGACCTATGGTGTAACTACAACCAACCGCTAAAATATACTTATGCATTAGAAAAATTTATTGAAACCAAAATCATCATTTGGTTCTTCCCATTTTAATGCTTCATATAACATCTTGATTTTTTTAGCTAATGCTTGTTTATAAATCTTATCTGTATTAATGTATTTTTTTATATAATCTAATACTTGTTTAGGGTCTTCATGCCCTTTGTAACAAATTGTTTCAAACTTGAGTGGATTATCTTTTAAGTAAGTCCACTTAATTTTCTCACCATTACCAACTGATGGGTATTTCTTATTCAATTTATTAATCAACAAAAAGTTATTGTAATTGATTGCTGATTTGATATGAACTGGAGTTCCCTTTTTAGCTATGAGAATACCCTCACCCATTGATATAAATTTCTTAACATTCTTAGCTGAAGTTGGCATTGATATTGTATCATAGTTTTTTAACTTCATGGATTTTTTAAAGTTAAGAATAAACTCATTAATCTTTAACATTGGAACACCTGCTAATATATCTTCTAATACCTTAGTTAAACACTCTTTAAATGCTGCAGGGAAACTTGAACGAACTATATCTAAACCTTTGACGTGAAGTTTATTTACCTTAACACCATTATCATTGATAATCTTCATACCATATCGTTTCTTAGTAACAAATAAACCACTCTTAGCAATTAATTCCTGCTTAATCTCAAACCTATGTTCGTCTATATTACAAAACTTCTTAGCAAATAAATCATATGAGTTATTTAGATATTGTTGAACCTCTGATGCAATCTCTAATATTTTGTTAGTCATCAAAGTTTCATCTTTGATATCTATATGTGGATATTTCTTTTGAATGATAGGAATAGCAGAATAGAAAACTGAATCTGTATCAATATAGATACAATAATCTTCTTTATCTTCTACCACCGAATTGTAATAATGATTAGACATTCTCTTAGTATATTTAATCAACTCAACACCTGTAGTAGTAGTTGCTTCTGCATTATCCAAATCATAAAAACGAAATATAGGTAATCCCAATACACCATACAATGAGTTTAGAACAACCTTTTGAATGTATTGTCGTCTATCAAAGTATGCATATTTTTCTTTATCACCTTGTTCAGCAAACTTCTTAGCTAACTTTCTAAACTGAACTCTATCATCGAACCACTTTTCTAATAGTGTTGGTATAAGACCTTTTCTATCTTGTGTGTACAATACACCATTAGAAGATATAGATACATTGTGAGTTTCTAAAAAGTTCTTAAACTCACTTGTGGTTAGTTTAGCACTCTCCTTACCATTCTTATCTTTAATACTGTATGTTCTATCAACACCTTTGAGGAATGGTTCTACATCCCAACTATCTAATTTACCCAACTTAGTTTCAGGAGATATATTTAAACTCATAATAATAGACGGATACATACTTGTAATATCTAAGTCATACACCCATTCGTGTTTACCTTTTTGTGGGTCTTGGACATATGCACCTGCAAATTTATCAGTTCCATCCATCAGTTGTCTGTTAGCTCTTATTTTATTTGGTGCTACGATACCAATCTTCTTCAGATACACAAGAATAGCACCCTCAAGAAATCTTGATGAGTAATAAACATCTTCATAAGGAACGTGTCCTAAGTGACATATAGCTCTAGCAATACCAATAAAATCTAACTTCTCATCAAGTTTCTGTAAGATTACAACGTCATTTATATTATATTCTACGAACTTATTTCTATCACCATCATATAAATCATTAAGTGTACCCTCATAAGCCACCTTATTTATACCAACTTCTAACTCACCGATATCATCTAATCGATATGAAGACCTCTCACCAAATGTAAGTTTTCTATATAACTCAAGATAATCAAGTGAAGCCACACCTGCAATCTTATATGTTCCTTTATATTTTTGATAGTCTACTATACCGATTGGTGATAGACACTTAGCAGCTTCTTTACCTAATAATCTTTGAGTACGATTATAAAGATAAGGAACGTCAAATCTATCACTATTCCAACCACTAATGATTGTTGGTGATATCTCAAGATATTTTGTAAAAAATGCTGTTAGTAAGTCTCTTTCATCTTTAAACTTAATAACAGTTGTATTACCGAACTGATTTGTATTTACTTTATTTTCTACATCAAGAACATAACAATAATACTGTCGTGTTAAATCATCATAAAATGCGATAGATGTAATTGTATTTTCGGCTTTATTTACATCAGGAAAACCCTGTGTAACTTCAACCTCAATATCAAAGAACATAACACGATGACCCTCAGATACTTCATCCGAATCTGTATAGTTATCAACCAAGTATCTAATCTCTGGAGCAACATCAGATTCAAAAGGTGTGTCGGTTTCATCTATTCTACTGATAGGTAATTTACGTAACTTATCACCATATAATGATGTATGAGTTCCTTTACCATCTTTTACATAGGCGTATTGACTGAAAGGTACAACTGAGTACCCTTTTTTGTCATCCCAAATATGGATTCTTCGTCTCTTAAACTGATAAAAGATGTTTTGATATATAGCTATACCTCTTTAATTTGATGTGTGAATATACGAATAAAATAGTATGTAAGTCAAGCTTTATTTTATTTCTTCGCCTGGTATTTCACAAGTGTCGTTGTTACAGAATTTATCTATTTCTGCTTCTTCGTTTTTGATTACACCGAATGAAAGTTTACCAAGTTTTTTAACTTCTTTGTTGTATGTCTTTTCGTCAATTGCTTCATATGGCATCTGTTGATAAGCACCATAATCATGTCTTGGTAATAAAGAAATACCTTTCAAGTGATATTGAAAGTAGTTTAAAGCAGGTGCAATTTCATTAGCTTCTGTTTCAGGATTGAACGTTACAGTACAACTCACTTGGTTGTCAGCCCAATGTCTTTGCATAAATGCTGCTAGACTGAATTGTTCCCATATAGAAAGTTCTGATGCAGTTCTGATACCCTCACCAACATCTACTGGAACTTCAACAACCATTGTTGTATCTTCCGAACCAAATGCAGGTTCTAACTTATATCCTGCTTTTTGTAATGGTTCTAATAACTCTGAATGATTTGAAAGTCTTACTCTCCTGATGTAAAAACGACTTTCAGGATAATGTAAGCCTGGAGTAGCACCAGCCAATAATGAGACTGTACCACTTGGTTTAACTGAAGTAGTTTTGATGGAACGTGGTATTGCAAACCAATCTGAATACATCTTATCCCACTCTTCAATTGTATCGTATCCACCCTCTAACCAATCTCTAAATTCATTTAGTCCACGATTAGTTATGAATTGTGCGACACCACTTACACTACATCCGATTCTTCTGTTTCTTAACATCACTCTGTTTGTATCACTCCAATGAGTTCTACCAAGTGTCACCGATTTGGCATACAGATAAGCATATTTAAGTGTCCTCTGATAATCCTCTAACGAATCATGATTACTTGGAAATGTCTCTACTAAACAACATAACTCATATGATTCAAGTGATTGTTCAAGACAAGGATTACCACCAGCTACTCTATGGTCTTTATTGTCACCACCATTCTTCATTCTTGAGTAATGTCTCATATTATCCAACCAAGCAAAACCTGGTTCACCATTATCTACAATACGTTTTGCTGCTTCTGTATAATCCATACCAAGTTCTGCAAAGATAGAGTTGTTAGATGTCCACCCATACATTTCTCTATGTGGATTTACCTTATAATTTTTTAAGTCTAAATATTCTTCCGAATCGGGGTCACCAAAAACGATCTCAGCAGTTCTACGAACATTTCCCGCTACAACACATTTACCTATAAGATTCATTATGTCTACGATCGTAGTTACTGTAATTGGTTCACCACTATTACGTTCTAATACTTCTCTGATACTATCGTGAACTTCTTTTAGTGGTTCAGGACCACTTGAAACACCACCAAAACCTTTGATTGGTTCTCCTGCTTGTCTTATCTTAGTGTAATCAAACTTGATAGCTGATGTTCCATGAAAGAAACTTTCTAATAATAGTCTAAGTGATTCTACCCAACCCTCTCTTGTATCAGGTATCTCAAATATTTCTTTGTTTCTACTCTTATTTATACCCTTTACTACGATTTCACCAGCACCTTTAGTGTCAAAACCGACACCTACACCTAACATAGATGCATCCATTAGGAAACAGAATGGTTTTGAGTAGTCTTCTTTGATTGTTGATGTTGATACGAATGCACAATTGTTAAGAGCTGCATATAACCCTTTTTCTTCGGTTATTGCTGTTCCCATAGCCCATAAACCACGACCAGGTGGTAGGAACTTCATATTAAATATTCTGTCGTACATTTCTTGTGCTGATTTTTGAGCTTGCCATGCATTCCAACCCAACTGATAGTTATCAATGTGATTTTTTTGCATCGAGTAAGTTCCTTCTACAACTCTTTGAACTGTTTCCCACCACCTCTCGTTTTTACCATCGTCTTTAATACGAGAATATGTTCTCATGTAAACTAATTCTCCTAACCCATTAAAACCGAAAGGTGCTTTCTTTCTCTTATACTTACTGACGAAATTTTCCGATAACTTAAACTTTTCCATTTTCTTCTGGCTCCTCCTATTTCCTGTAAACTTTATACAATGATAACTATAATATATATCAGATTAAAAACAAACTATTTAATTTTTTTACTATTTTTAAATAATTTTTTCTTATTAGTTTTATTCAAAGCCATCTACATCACTCTGTTTCATGTCGTTGTACTTACTTGCCAACAATTGTCTCTTAAATTCTTCACTATTATCCATTTTACCTTGTTGTTCTTTACCTGGCTGAGTTGTTGACTCATAAATCTCTATCTGACCAAGATTAGTATTCATACTCATTGGATAAGTTACACCATCAATACCAAATCTATTCTTAATGATATGACATCTTGCAGTATGACTTAACTTATCTTCTGCTTTTCTACTGATACTCAATACGAAGTCAGCTATCATAATCTTACTGTATGCTTCTGCAATCTTTGTTGCTTCTATCACTTCTTCTTCTAATGCTGAACGATTTGCTTGTGATGCAGTCCATATTGGAACTTTAAACTCACCAGCTAATCCTCTTAACTCTTCATATACAGCACCCAACTGATGTCTTACCTCTCTCATACCACTATTATCTCTCAAGATATCAGCGTAATCAACAATAACCATATCAGGTTTTATATTTTTTAGTTCTAATTGTTTTAGATGTGCTGAAAGTGTATTAACAGTTGCTGCTCTTGTTGGGTAGTATTTAATAATCATCTTACCCTCAATAGAGTCAATGACTTTCTTCACTTCATCTTTTTGAAACTTAATGTTTTGTGTAGTTATACCACTAAAAACAGTATCATATCTTAACCCAACATAGGTTTCATTCAATTCTAATGTGTAATGAACTACAGTAAATCCTCTTTTCAAAGCACCTGCAGCGATACTCTGAAGTAACCAAGTCTTACCAACACCTGCTGGCGCAACTACAACACCTAATTCACCCTCACCTAAACCACCATCCATGATATCATTTGTAATATCCCACGGCGTTTTTATCGTAACTCTTGTAGACTTAGTTAATCTCTCTTCAATACCCACGTTATAATCGTGTCCAATATCTACAGCTGTTCCAGCTTTCATAGCACTATCTATAACTGTTTTTATACCATCATAATTTTGATTTTCTAATAGAGTTACAGATTCCATAATAGCAGATTTGATAACTTGATTCTTACAAAACTCTAATGTTTTTTCTTGAACAAACTGTAAGTCTGTTGCTTCTCTATGTCTCCAAGCATCTTTTAGTGCTTCTACAACTGATATCTTCAGCACATCATTCTCAACATCATCTATTGCTATCTTGATAGCCTCTAATGTAGGTGTGGTTTTATACTTTATAAAATAGTTATGTATTTCTTGAACCAACCACTTATTTGAATCAGATTCAAAATACTCTGGCTCAAGAACTTCCATGATTGTTTGTAAAAACATCGTATCAGTTAAGCAAGATGCTATAACTTTGGATTGGAATGAAGTTCCAAATTCTACTAAAGAAGTGTTACTCTCCATATATCTCTTTCGTGAGTCTTGTTTTTGATAAATTTAATTTCTTCTGTCTATACTTGTCTTTCATCTTCTTCAAAATGGTCTCTTTATTTCTGTAGTAATAATCCATTTGCCATTTTCTTTGAGCTTCTTTCTTTTCCTTTGCTGTAAAATATTTCTTTTTTCTACCCATTGGTTTTTTCCGCATACTTATCCATAGTGGTAAATGTCTGAGCTAACCAACTACTTACATTTGGTAGATTTTGAAATAATCTATCTTCCATAAACATGGCTTCAAATTTAAATTTTACTAAACGTCTGATAGGACCTCTGATAACATCGATTAATTTTGTTTTAGTTGAAGCACTTATGTTCACATCTTCTAACTGCATCAACTTATAGTTACGTTCAAGTAACTCCTTATTCTGTAATATTTTCACAAAGAAGTTTCCATCATCATCTTTGTGTTTGTGTGCATATTTGTATATCTCTTGTAGACTATAATTATTATTCTCAACTCCCAAAGTTGGTATATTTTTTACCAATGTTTTAGTGGCTATTCCTTTTACACCATTTATATTGTCAGACTTATCACCCTCAAATATTTTAGCCATAATAAAATTCTCTGCAGTTACACAATACTCTTCTAAAACTGCTTCTTTGTTATATAATTTCTTTTTTGTGGGAGACCAAACTTTGATATCGTCTGATACTAATTGTAGGAAATCTTTGTCGGTTGACATGATAATCTTTTCACCATCGGGTATTACACTCTTTGCGATATAAGCTATAGCATCATCTGCTTCGATACCATCTACGGATATATTAGTTACTGGTAATAATTCAAGATACTCTGCTACTCTTCTGAGTTGTAGATACATATTCCGTCTCTCATCCTCTACGTTTTCTAAACCTGCTACTCTATTAACTCTGTAAGACGTTCTACGTTTGTTTTTGTAATCGGAATATAATTTACGGCGGCGGTTGCTCCCACCCTTGCCATCAAATACTATGATAACACGAGTGGGATTAAACATATTAATGGCAAATCCTATGCTTTTAAGGAAACCAACAATGCCACCAACATGAACGCCGTTGTCGTTTAGAGTTGGCATTACGCTGAATACTCTGATAAAAGTATTCAAGCCGTCAACTATTAGTACTTTTTTGTTTGTGTTCTGAAAGTTAACAGAACCACCTTTTTTCTTTATCTCATTCAGGATGGAAAGGTATCTGGCGTTTGACATCACTCACCAACCACCTCTTCCGTCTCAACTACATCATCTATTCCCAAATCCTTCATATCATATTTCAATATAACTTTTTCGCATATCTGTTCGTAAACGAATGATTTGAAATCAGGGTCTGATAGTTTCTCTCCGAATTCTTTTGATTGAAACTTGTGTTCTGCTCCTAAGTGGTCTGTAAGTGTATACCATGCACCAGCTTGTTTTACAATCTTATGGTCTTTCATTACTTTTAACCAACTACCTACATCATCAATACCACTTTCAAAGTATAAAGGGAACTCACAACTTCTCAAAGGTGGACCTAAACGATTCTTGATAACTTGTGCAAGTATCGTCATACCAATAACGTGATTCTTTTTATCTTTGATTTGACCTTTGTTTTTTAATCTAACTCTTGTAGATGCGTGAAATGGTAGTGCTTTTCCACCACTTGTTGTCCAGGGGTCTCCGAACATCACACCTAATTTTTGTCTTAACTGATTTGTAAACACAAGAGCCACTCTCTGTCTACCAATCATTTGAGTAATTTTTCTCATAGCTTTAGATATAATGATTGCTTTACTTGTAGCCCAACCATCCTTATCAAAGTCTGCTTCCATCTCTACGTTTGTAGATGCAGCTGCTAGTGAATCTACAAGGATAGTTACTAACCTATTTTTGTCTGATTCACGAACTTTGGATACAATCTCTTCTACTGCTGCAAATATATCTTCTACAGTTTCTAAATGCAAATACAACATACTATTGATATCAACACCAATAACCTTTAGAAAATCTTGACTTACTGCAGTTTCAGTATCTATGTAAACTGCCACACCACCCTTTTTCTGAGTCTCAGCTAAAAGATGTGCACCAACCAAAGATTTACCACTTGATTCTAATCCATTAAGTTCTGATATCCTACCTACTGCAATACCACCATTTGGTCTATTTGATATTGCCAAGTCTAACAATGTAGAACCTGTGGAAATAAATTCTTTTATATCTGTGGGTGTTGTATCTGAACCATCAAGAAAATAAGCGACTTTAGTATCTTTGAAAGTTTTATTTAAACTAGCGGCAAGTTGCCCTGCCAATTCGTCTCTTGTTGACATATAATGTCTCCTAAATTTATATAACTTAGGGGAGTGAAAGTCGGAACTCGCACTCCCCAACTTATTCGTGTTCTATTAGTTATTAAACAGATCGTCAAATGCTGCTGAAACATCCTCAGTTGATTTTACATCTTCTTTAACTTCGGATTTAGTTACAGGTTGCTCTTGTGATTCTTCATCACCCTCTTCTGGATTCAACCAATTATTTAGAACTTCAGTTAGTTCTTCATAGGTTTGTTCCTGATAGATTTCGGTGATGTCCTTTTGATTATCTATAAGATTCTCAAGAAGAGTTGCATCTTCCGTAATCGGGGTTTGATTTGGTTTAACCCTGATTGTTGTTTTTGGAAACGAAGCTCCAACTTCTTCTGCTGTCTTGAACTCTACAGTAATATCACGACCATTCATTGAATCGGTAATATCACCATAATCAGGATCAGCAATAATGGAAAGCAGTTCTTGATAAACTGTTTTACCAAAACCCCAAAACTTAACACCTTGATTCTCTTCACCACGTATTACTACTGGAGCAAACGTTCTCATTTTGGATTCAATTTTACGAGCTAATTGATAGTCTTCCTTGTTACCCGAAGCTTTGAGTTTTTGAGAAAACTCTTCGATTGGGTCTGGACGACCGAATGACATTGGTGAAAGATAAGATTTTCTACCTAAATCATAATGGAAAAATAACTCGATAAAAGGATTGTCCTTATTAAATTTATAAGGTACGATTCTTACTTGAGTTGTGCCGGGTGACGGCTTCCATAGATTTGAGGTACGATTGTTTGTGATTTGAAGTTGACCTAGACGCTTCTTCAGTGCGTTAATATCCATTAGATATCTCCTATTTGTTATTCATTAAGTTTAATTGTTTAATTGTTACTGTTACTGTTTTTTGTGTAACCATTTTCATACATAAATAAGTATTATATAAATTCCCCAAAATACATTTTATTTTTTTATTTTTTATGGTTTATCTGTTGACCAAGTTGGATAATCTGTAGTATCTCCAGAATCAGCGGTCAAAGTTCCATGATTACCATTTCCTGATGAATCATAAGCTGTAGTTCCACTACCCTCATTAAATCTCCAATATCCTACAATACCACTTTCGCCTGATAAATCCGTTTCACTTTTACCACGATATACATTTGCAACCCAATCAGAATCTTTAGCTGTATTAAAAATAGCTACATCTTGAAGACCACAAGCCCATCCGTTTTCATATTGGTTGCCTGATGTTCTGCGCCCCCCAAAAATCATACCACCAGTATCACCACCTGTGAAGCTCCAATTGAAATTATCTGTCTGACGAAGTACTCCGTTTACATATACTTTACGAGCCGTACCAGAAGATGTATCTGAGCGGTCATCATACGTTACTACTATATGATACCAAGTACCATCTGTTTTTAGATTCCAGTAACTACCGTCCTCAACTAACAATGATTCTTCTACTGGGGTGTCCATGTTAACCCATGCTTTTACTCCTGTATTTGAACCAATGCCGAAGAATGATTGACGTTTTCTATTAATACCAAATGTAAATCGTTGGTTATTGGCATGCTTTCTACCGAATGCAAACATAGTATTTCCTACTTCATCTGGTCTAACCCAATAAGAAACAGTAAATCCTAAATTAAGGTTATAAGTATCGGGGTTAAAATCAGTTGTTACATGATTATTTAGACTACCAGCACCAGCATTCCCACTAAATGTTAATGAGTAATTTTTTTCTGTAACTGCTCCACCACCTCGTGATATTTTTCTATCTTCAAAATTTCTTCTTATATATTCAGTAGTAGCATTATAAACATCTTTAGCTACACTTTCATTTATTTCATACAGATATCTATTCTCTGGTATGGTTAACCAACCTTTCCAAGTTAATTTTTGATTAGCTTGTTTTTTTCTTCCAACGGTTGTTAACATAGATATTATCTTTGTATCTACAACTTTTATTTCACCAAGAATTGTTTTAATGTTACCTTTATATTTTGATGAGAAAGTAACTTTATTTTCTAACCAGCCAGATTCCTTTAATTCTTCTAAAATAGTAGATTTTTGTTTTTGTAATATAGAAATTTGATTTTTTAATTCAAGTATTTCTTCCTCTAAATTTTCAATAATCCCATCTCTATCGTGAATATGATTTTCCAATTCTTCGACAGGAGCAAATAAGTTATCAGTATAATCAATACCTTCAGAATACTCTGGATGTAATTTGTCAAATTCTTCTATATGTTTTTTTAAACTCATTTTATTTTTCGTCTATGTCAGATTTCCAAGTTTTTGTGTGTATTATCGAATATACCCTCGTTGGTATTTCGTAAAGTCCCTCTTCATTTGTCAATAACATACGGTTTCTGTAGTTCTCCCAGGGTATTGGGAATGAGTTATCTAATACACCATTGTTTAATGTCTTGACTAATTCATTAAGTGCGTTTATTGTGTATAAAGAGTTTGATTGTTTCTTTCTGTGTATGGAAATAGTATCTACTGAACTCTCAATATAATCATCGGTTGCTTCTACGTTGTATGTACATATCAATTGATGATAATCATTCTCATTCTGAAATACATATATCTTGTCGAACACTATATCGTTACAAGCTATAATCAAATCTATTGTTTCGTATAATCTATTCCTTTTACAAAATGTCGCTAACAATTGTGTCTTCATTATTTTTTCCCCTTAAAGCAATTTTGCATATCTGTACTATAACTCATAGTGTTTTGTGTTTTTCCAGCTGCACCATTTTTTGAACGATAAGTTTTGTATCCTACTTCTGTTCTGTTATTGTCTTTATCAATGACGTATGTGTATACATTTTTACCAGTTACATTTCCTTTTTTATCATATTGTAACTCATCTACCTCTACTATTGTCATCTCTTCTTCAAATTCTTTTGAATTTTTTACACCTAAACATTCTTTTAAAACTTCACCATCAACTATATTTCCACCCATATTGACATCCATCGCTGCTCCCATAATACTATTAGGATTTCCCTTTTCATATTTCTTAGGTGGATAATCCATCATATTAAAATGAAACGACCTTGATACTTCTTTTGCTTCCATTAATGTTCCAAGTCCTGATTTCATTTCGTTTAGTTTTTCAACTCTTTCTCTTTGCATAGAAACTACTTCTTCTCTTTGGTCAGATAAAGTTTTCTTAACATCTAAACCACCTACATCAGGATGTTGCTTTTGATACTCTAAACCTACTTTATTTATTGATTTTGTTATTTCGGCTGTAAGTTTACCACCATCGGCGGCATATCTCAAAAGCATTTGATATTGTTCTTCTACAGTTAAATCGTCATCAAGAGTCTTTCCCTCAGGCAAATATTTTTCAAATTTGCTATTTGCTGGCGGTTCTCCATTATCTCCATACAAAGCTTTACTTATGTTATTCTGAACACCTTGTGGATTATCTTTTAAAACTTTTGATAAATCTTCTTCAGGTTGAGTCAATAAATTATCAGCTACAGGTACTGCAGCTTTGTTGTAATTTTCTTCTATATCATTTATTTTTTCACTATATTCATCAATAAGTTTTTTAGCTTCTTCTTTTTCTTTATCTGTTAAGTTTGGATCGTTATCTATATTTTGTTTAAAATTTTCACCCTCTTGCATCAATGTTGAATTGTCTTGAATATCATTAGTAGTGGTTTTATCAGAATGAAATTGTAATAACAGATTACCTTTATCATCGGTAACAAAAGTAGCAGTATCGGATGGATTCATTCCTTTACCACCTGCTCGTATAAAAGCTATAGCATCTTCTTTGTCTACTTCTTGTCCATTAGGTAAAATAACTGTTTTAGCTTCTTCTACCATTTTAACTTGAGCATCTATAGATTCTTGTGCTCCATAAAAAGTTTCAACCTTTTTTGGTTCACCAAATTTTTTGATTTTCTGTAATTTTTTAATTCTTTCTTTTGTTCTCTCAAGTTTCTTTTTTGCTGACCTAGCAGAAACTAAACACTTAGAGAAAAGATTTTCATTTTCAATATCTTCAGGTATATCCTTTTTATTTACACCAAAGGTTGATTTTTGTTCTTTTCCAAGCTTAGTTTTTTTAGTTCTCTCATACATCTCTCTAGCTAAATCTTCTTCTGTCATATCAGGATTATCCATTAACATCTTAACTCCCTCTCCTGACATTATTTCATTGAAAGCTGAACCAGCTCCTCCTGGTGCAGGTTTTTTACCTGTTGCTTTTTTATAACCACTATATCCATGTTCTAACATATCACTTTTTACTTGATTATCACCTTTACTTAAATCTCCAGAAACAAAACTCTTTTTCTTCTTTTTAGGTTTATCATCTTCAGGTTCATCCATGCCTCTATCTGTATAATCAGTATTAACATTTTTATTATGGTCTTTACCTCTATCCGCTACAGCGTCTTTACCTACTACAGTTGCTTTAGGTTCTTCTTTTTCTTCTCCACCCTTTTCTTTATCATCACCCTTTTCTTTATCATCACCCTTTTCATCATCTACAGCAACAAGTTTATCACCATCTACTTTATGAGTAACCTTATTTACATTTTCAGGACCATAACCTTTACCTTTCCATTTCAATCCCATATCTTTAGCTTGTTTTGCTATTTTAGGATTTGTAGGTTTTTTTGGTGCTTCAAACAAAAGAGTTTTGATAGCGTAATCAACATCTTCTGTTAACATACCTTGTTCTATTAGATAGTTTTGTAGGGCATATACGTGTTTTTCATTAGTGAAGTCGGGTACTGCATAGTACTTATCTGCGAAATCGTTAAATAATTTATTCCAATCCATTATTAACCCTTGTGAATTTTACCTTTTCGTTCTTTGAACCATTTTCTAAACTGAGCTGGTGCACCAATAGTTATTGGTTTGTTACCACTTGCTGTTGATAATAATTTTTCTATTTCAAGTTTGGCTAGTGGACTATTATCCAATACTCTTTGCATTACAAACATATCAATTATCTTTGTATCATAGACAACAATTTCATTCCACCAAGCACTTTTTTTGTTAACATCGGAATCAATCAAACTCTTTTTGAATATTTTTTTATTTTTGATTAGAGTTTTGTTTGCCACATTAATAAAATCTTTTATATATTTTGCTACTAAAGGCCCTTGTTCTTCTTTAACTTTTGCTTTATACTCATCATACTTAATATCACCCTCTATCCATTTATCTTTATAGTCTCTTTCTATCTTACCCATTTTTCCATCAATACTATCAAAATCAACTTTTGAAGCCTTTAAAGCATTTGTCCATATCATCTTATCCTTATCAAACACGTGAAAAGAACTTACCCATCTACGACCTTGTTTATCAGGTGTTGTATCAAAATCCATACTTCTTTGTGCTAATAAATGTCCCTCTACATAACAAATGATACCACCCATACCTGTTTGAACACCACGACCTTTAGCTAATGCTTCAGATTCATGAGTTTGTGTAAATGTTGAGATTGATTTTTTTCTTCCAAGAACATTTTTGAGTTGTCGTATTCCATCTGGTCCTGTAATGTGAAATGATTTTACAGGTATCTTTTTACCAAGTGCTTTCTCCACAACCGATGGTGTAAGAGGAATGTATTCTTTTCTCCGTACCCAATTCAATACTGATTTTGTATGAGCGGGATACCACTCACCATCTATCCAACTTGGACCAACTTGTGCTTCTGTTAATAAGTCTTTAAGTTTAATCAACAAACTTCTCCGTTATGTCAATAAGTTCATCATAATTATTTCCCCATGCAGCTTTAACTGGATACTTACCTCTCTCTAAAACTTCTTTTATTTCTGTAAGAAGTGGTAATCCATCGTCAATGTGCATATCAAACAGAAATGAATCGTAACTATATAATACAAACTTACTCTTATATTTTCCCATTATTTTTCTTACATCCTTTATAACTAATGCATTCGATTCTGTCTCAAGTAACTGAATATAATAGTTAAATAACTTATTTGCGTTAAAATCATTTCCTCTTATTTGTCTACTATAAATATCTGATTTGATAAAATTCTCTCTCTTATAGAGTTGCCATAACTTATCTGTAAACTCTCTCACCTTACCGAAATACTCTATACTCTCTGCTATGTCGTCAGGAATAAAACCATATAGATATTGGAATGAAAGACCCTTTGCTTCTTTATAACTAATATCAAATCTATCTGCAAAATGTTGGTGAACTGATTCGTCTGAAAACTTATAATCCACTTTCTCTGCAATCAATCTCAAGTGATATGCATCATAATCAAACTCAACTAATTTACCTTTACTACCAAACCTACTAATGAATTTTTTCCTACTACCATCATTCTTATTCAGAGCTGCAAAGTTAATTCCACCAAATCTATTGGATGGACGACCTGTGGAAGTGAATGGATTATACTCTGAATACACCATTCCATCAGGTGTTTGTAAACCATTTTTTTCTATGTATGTAAAGTTGTCAAACATATCGTTGTTATATGTCAAGATGTCAGGAGTAGGGTATTTTGAGACGATAACCTGTATTCCTGTTGCTATCTTATATAAGTGTGAGCTAAATCTCATTATAGGAATAGACGTATTTACATCTTTTTTCTCATGATGTTTCATATGATAATGTCGGATTATATCATCAGAATACAAATCAAAATCAGTTTTCTCACCTGTATTCCAATAGTTGAGTAGATTTACATCAATAAGATTATTTAATCCAGTAAGGTGATATGCTTGTTTTTTATCAAGGGTATAGACATTTTTATTTTTATTTCTTAATATAGTTAAATCACCAAGTTGTAGACACAATCCATCGGTATGATTGAACGGTAATATATATGCACTATTGTCAACTAATAAAAAAAGAAAGGATAGTTTTGTTTCTACTGGATGTTTTTTGTGGTCGGTAGGAATAGGGATTGCGACAATCTCTTTTGCTTTCTCATAATCGTTCAAGAAAGCATTAAACTCGGAACTATTCTCTATGAATTTCAATGTATAACCTTTATATGGTTATAAATATCAACCCTCTTTCCCAAATTCAATAAAATTATATATCTTCATTCGAATTTGTGGGAATGTTTTTTCTACTTCAAGGGTGTTCTTTACATTTAATCTTTCTTGTTCCTCAATGTCTTTACTAAGAGACCATCTCATTTGTGTTTTACGATATATAGCATCTGCATTCATGTACTTTGGTTTTTTAACTTCTATGACTGGTGCTTTATCATCTGATGCTAATTGTAAAAAATATCTAATAAAAAATCCTTTTGTATAATCTGCTTTCTTTGGTTCACATTTTTGATTTTTAAAATATTTTGATACTTTTACATTATTACTTTTAGCTTGTATGTAACCCTCAATGTCAGATAGATTTCTAACCCTTATTATTTCTTTTGAATACTTTTGTGGATTAGGGAATGTCTGATAAACAACTCTTTTAGTCTTTGTTATTATTTTATGGTATTCTACACCACTTGGAACAAATATTGATGAATCATAAGAATATACAAATTCTTTTACGTCTGTTACTCCAGCTGAAAACTCCAATTGTTCTATTGTTTTATCGTTTTCTAAAATAACCATTATTGTCCTTGCCCTGCTTCTGCTTTTTTAACACCTGATGTAAGCTTGTCTTCTTCGTTAATTTCTTTTGGAGGATTTGGGTCTAACCTAAATGGTGATTTTCTTCCTTTGGTTTTAGTTAAATAATCCACAAAGTTTAGATATGGTGGGTCGTTTGGGTTAGTATTTGGATCATCATCATTGACTATATCAGCTTGTTTTTGTAACATATCTTTTAAAATATTAGCTACTGGTTTCTTTGCACCAAACCCATAATCAATTCTCATTAAACCTCTAAGTTCAGTTTTCCAACCTGACGAATCTAAGGTATGAGAGACATCCATAATCTGAAATGCACAAGCATCTCTATATCTCTTGGGAATGTACGAACTTGAAAATGCTTCACCTGCATATATTCCACCTGTTCCATCTATTGTTATAGATAATTCTATTGGTGTAATAATATCTTTTGTTCTTTCTAAAGAAGTCGGTGATTGTTTCAAAAAATACATCAAAGCACTTTTAAAATGTTTTTTCATTACTCCACTATTTGAATATAAATATCTGAAATCTAAATCACCCATAAACCAATTTGCTACTGCTTTTCTATTTTTTTCTTTTGAAAGCGCATATACACCTGCAGCTCCTAATGCAAATGGAAGACTAATTGTTGCTGCAGCAACAAATAATGTTCCTATTAGTACTTTTTTACCAACGCTTGCTTCAGGCTCACCTGTTTCAGGGTCTATGACAGGAACACCATCATTTAATATTTCCATAATTTGTTTTTCAGTATAAATTTGGATAATCTCATCTACATCTAAAGTAATTCCTTTTTTACCATCAGGATAAGTAGCAGATGAATTTAATTCAGGCACTACATTATTTTCTGGAAGTGCATTGTAACCCCAATTATCATATGTTGAATTACCTAATACTCTTTGAACATTTCTTAATATTTTATCTTCTGGATTTTTTGGTTCTTCCATTCCAGCGTTAAATAATTTACCTATAGCTCTACCTGCAGGGTCTAACGTTAAATCTTCAGCTGCAGCTTCACCACTTCTTATATTTTTTCCGTAGATAGCTGCTGTAGCCATTTGTGATGGTAACTTGGTAACCATATTTTGATTGTAGACTATTGAATTAACTTGCCAAGCTGGAAATACCATCAATCCTGGATTTGGAACATTACCTTCAGTATCAACATAACCATTTGTTATTTCACCTGTATCAAAATCAAGACTTTTGTTATTTAATAAATTTCTTACAGGTTTTTCAGTACTACTATCTTCAATAACTTTAACTTGAAACTCATTGTCTGAATCTGCAGTTAGTTTAAATTCCCAAATACCACCACAAGCAGCACTAATTCTTGATAATAAATTCCCCAAACCACTTTCAAGTGAACTAGCTCTACCCATTTCTTCTTCTATAATTTTTGAATGTATAAGTAAATTTCTTAAATAACCTTTTCCTTGTGGTGGTGCTTCTCCGTCTTTTGTTCCCTTTATTTTCTCTCTTATATTAACATCTCTTCTTTTCAATTTTTCCATTTGTTTATTAGAGGGACTATCATCTCCTAATGTACTTTCATCTATAGGTTCTACGTTAAATGGTGGTAATTCTCTTACTTTGTTCATCAACTTTATATATGACTGTCTTGTCCAAGAATACTTTTCAAAGTCCTCACCCATTGAACTAGCTGAACCACCTCCAATACCTGTGTTAGTGTCATCATTTATATTTGCTTTTACAAAATCTAAATCCATTGGCCATTGACCAGGTATGATAACTTCATTTGCATTTAATGTTATTAGATTAACAGAATCATTATTTATTTTTACACTTTCATAAAAAAATACTCCATCCTTAGATTCAAATTTTCTATCTACAGAACGTATTTGATAACCTATTTTATTACCATCGTGTATTTTTGCAACATAACGATTTAATATATTATCTTCAAACCAACCATATGTTATATAAGGACCAAGATATCTTTCATCAATATCACTATTATTTTCAAAAACTCCAAGTAGTTCACAAATTATAGTATCATCAAATTCTTTACGACCCACACTCCCATCTTCATTTTTTACAATTCCATTAAACCAATCAGCATCTCCACCTGCACCTAAAACTCCACCATCGTTATACTCATATTTTAAGTTCAATAAAATTTCTCTAAAATTTTCAAATAATATTTTTGGTGGTATATTTTGTATAACATTTGCATCTATATTTTGGTCTTTTCCAGCACTACCCAATCCCTTCTCAGCTAATGCTTTTTGTATAACTTCATTATCTCTTATTTTTTTAACTTCACCTTCTCTACTTTTTCTGACTCTACGTTCATCTCTAATTTGATTTCTAATATCAGCTGGTATTTCAAAGGATGGTGCTGTTTCAGAATCACCTAATGGTGAACTAAAAACATTAGAAGATGGTGATAGTATTTCTGTGACACAATCGAAACCACCATCATCTCTACCAGTCCATGTAAAATTTTTAACAACACCATATACTAATTCTTGATTACCTTCTCCTTTATTTCTAACTACTTTACTTAAATCTCCAATCTTTCTTGCATCTAGTTTTTTCCAATTATCATAAATAAATTCTTCAGGTGTGTGACCAGACCACATCCAACCAAACTCTAATGCTACAGATGCTCCAGGAGCTAAAAAATATGGTGTTAATCTTTGTAATGTATCAAAATCCCAACATATCCATTTTATCTCAGCACTTCTGACAGCTTTACTTTGACCTTGTATTCTTGTACTTATACCTTTTAGTCCAGCTATTGGTCTGTTATAATTGTTTGTTTGATATACATCAGCAAACTCACCACGCAGTCCTCCACCAATCCTTTGTATATTCCCCCCCATCAAATAATCTTCACTTTTTTTCTGATTAATACTTTGAAGTAAATCTGTAGAATCTTGATTAGTAGATAAATTTACTTTTTCTTCACCTGCTGAAATAACAACGGGTTCATTTGGTGCACCTTTAGGTACTGATAATGAAATCATTCTAGCCCAAGTAGTTCTTGTTTGCATATAGTTAGATGGTTTTTGATTTGATATAGGTTCTTGAACTGGACGTTCTTTTCTTCCAGATTGTTTTATCTTTTCAATAAGAGTTTTTTGAACTGCTGAGTCAATTGGTTTTAACTGAATCATTTTTTACTCATTTAATGTGTTGAAATTAGCGATTATTTTTGTTATATTTCCTGGAATTCTTACTTGAAAGTTTGGATTTAATACTGTTCTACCCTTACCCAAACCATTTGCTTGTGCGATTACCCACCATAAAGAAGCGTCATTATAAAATTCAAAAGCGAGATTGTCTAATCTAGAACCATCTTTAGGATAAATAAATTGATCTTCATCTGATAATGGTATTTGTGGATATAAAGTTGGTACAAGAACTCTTTGTCCTTTTTTGTTAAATTTTAATAATGTATCGTCATATCTTCCCATAATTTAAACTCCTAAAACTTAAATGGTATAGCTGGTAAAGGTATATCTACATTTGGAACATTTATTTCAGATTTAAGTGCATCTATTTTAGCTCTAGCTTCTTTAATATCGTCTTCACCTGATTTTAGTTTAGCATATACACTTTCATCTACACCTGCTATTCCTAATTCTTCAAAAAGATGTGGGAAATCATGTTTACTTGTATGTGAATATCCGTCTGGATTATCACTTGTAGGTTGTCCTCTATCATATGCCACTCTATTTGGTGCTAATGATGCTAAATCTGCTGGATCGTTTTTGAATGTTCCATATTTGTAATCACCCCTTAACCAATCTAAACCATAATGTTTACCTGTAGTCTGTGGAACTTGTTTATCAATAACTCTCATATCTGCAGATATTTGAATTAGTTTTGGTAATCTTAAACCAGGTTTAATTTCCCAAGTAGATTGTGTATCTACTGCATAGTTTAAACTCTGAAAAATCATTGGTTGTTTATCAAACATATCACCTAATGTAAAATTAAAAAATGGTGATACCATACGATTATTTTCTATTTTAGGATATACCAACCCTCTTAAATAATTTAATTTTTCCCAAAGAGTAACTAATTCTTGAACTGATTTTGGCATCACCTTAAATGTAACATTAACATTTCTTGTAGCACCTTGATAAACATAAACCTTATCTGGTCTACCAATATATCTTTCTTCTGCATAATCAGGTGATGATGTATCAGAAACACTTTCAAGTATTGCTCTGAATATAATCCACTTACCATTCACCATATCTCTAAATTTAAATGGAACAAAATCTATGTTAGTATCGTTAATGTCGTCAGTTATAGTACTTCCACCATATGGATGTAAATTTATTTTATCTTGTAATCCTGAAGAGTATTTACCATCAGTACTCATTCTTACAACACCCATTTCTTCATCAGCTATTGTTCTAGCAGGTGCACCTTGACTTCCAAGTCCTCTTACTACATCAGCTTTTTGAGCTGTATCTTCATATCTATTATCTTCACCAAGATTCCCATACGACAACATATTATATCTTTGTATTCTATTCCCTAATCTATCTTTAGAATCGTTAACGACATTATCAGGAAAGTTTATCTCTCTTGCTCCTCCTAATACTCCTTTTTTTGTATTTAACAAACCCTCAGTTTCAGTAGGGTCTACACCCCACTTTTCACCAGATGCAAAACCTGTTGCAATTGCAAATGGCTGTATTCCAAAAGGGTCATTCCCAAGATTTATACCTAAAGAACCCTCTCTTGAAACAGCTACATCACTTACACCCACACCTCTAAAAGATACAGGACCATCAGGATTAAAATCGTTTTTACCCACAAAGACTGTTGTATATTTTTGAAGAGTAATATCCTCATACTTACCACTAACATCATATAGGTTACGTAACGCACCTTTAGTATCTTGAGCTGCACTTGGATTAGCTACTGTATAATATAGATTTGGTGTATCAAAAAAATTATGTGAGAAATCTGTATGGATTGAACCGTCAGTTTCTATACCAATTCCATATCTTTGTCCGTTACTACCTATCCAATCAGGACGATCTACATTATCTTTACCAAAAGATTGTGCTGGAAGTTTTTTAAGAGCATCTGGTTGTGTCAATAAGTTTTTTAATCCTGCTTGAAACGCTGCTTTACCCTCATCAAAAGCAGCCATATCAAAACTCAATGAACCTTTAGATATATTAGCATTTAATCTAAACGATGGGAAAGCTGATGATACAGTTCTTGCGACAGCACCTAAATTTAATCCACCTTTACCACTAAACTTGGGAAAACCTATATCTATACCTTTTACAGCATTACTGAGTCCAGTAAATGGATTTCCAAAACTTGGTAAATTTACATCAGGTAATGATGGAAAATTTGGTAAGGGTGGTAAACTTATACTTGGTAATTTAATTCCACCTAAAGCTGAAGCAACTCCTCCACCAATACCTTTTAAAAGGTTTGCTGTAGTATCTGCTAAACCACCTAATATATTTGCTATACCACTAAGATTTGGTGTTCGTGGTGTAGGAATATCTATTAAGAATGGAAACATCGATGTTAAACTAAACGATTTTCCTAATATTGGTTTTATTGAATCGCCCGATCCTATTGGAATATTTGATAGATTTGATTTAAAATTTGAATCACTAATGTTTGGAAAAATATCAGCTATACCATTTGCAGCTCCTTTTATAGCCGCACCTACTCCTGTTAAAATATTACCTGGTTGGAAGTTTGGATTTAAACCAACCTGAGGAAATGCTACATCTATACCATCCATGAATTTCATTACACCATTTCCTGCATCAACGACAAAGTTACCAATATTTTTAAGTAGTTGAACACTTGGTGAACCTGCAGGTTGTAGATGTCTAACACCATGTGCACCTATTGCTAATGAATCAATTATTGATGTTGGTCTCCAAGTTCTTATATCACTACCTACTAATTCATCGACACTTGTACCTGGCTCAGTTCCTTTTACTACATTTTTAAATTTATCTTGACCAAAATTAAATCTTTGTTGTTTTGGTCCAGGTAGAGGTTGTTTTCCACCTAAAACATCACCAATCTTTTTTACTAAACTTCCACCTTGTGGAACTCCATCAACTCCAAGACCATTTGCATTCATCTTCTGTAGAATATTTTGTTTTATTACAAAACTAACACCTCTTGGTGTTAATAAAAACTTACCTAATCTTTGAACATCAGCTACAGTTCTTGCAGCTTGAGTAACAGCACCTGCTCTTACTAATCCTAAATCTATTTTTCCTAAACCTCCTGGTCCCCATCTATCACCGATTCCTTTAAGAACAAATGGTTCATCAAAACCTAATCTACTATTATTTCTTGCACCTAATCGGTCACTACCTTTAAATGCTCTATCATAATAATCTTGTAATTTAGGTTCTGTGGTTTTGAATAAACTTGGTGTAACGAATGTAGTATCAAATTGAAATTTAAGTTCTTCACCTTGACGACTAAGAGCAGTAAATACTTTATTTTCTATTTGAACTCTTGGTGGTGTAGGGAATGTTTTTGCTCCCGTAACAGTAGTTGCAGAATGGCCATCTTGAAAAGATTGTGGTGTTTGTTTTGAACCAACACCAATAGCTAAATTTGATTTCATATCTTTTAATGCCATTAATTTACTCCCTGATTTTGTACTGCTCTAACCATTTTTGCGTTACCTTCATTTACAGCACCTATTAACATATCCATTTTATCAGTTCCACCACCACCTGCTGGTGCTCCACCTGTTCTCATAGCTGATGTTATTCCACCACCTGTACCACTAACAGCCTTACCAAAAGCTGCTACATCTAATCCAACAGATTCAGCTACTTTTTTCCTTGTAATTGCATCCAAAGATTCAAATTCTGCTGCAGACATCATATTACTTATTTCACTCATAGCCCCTGCTATATCATTATTAAATACCAGTTCTCTTGCTTTTTCTAAGTTTAATTCTCTACCTAATAAAACCTCTGCTTCCATCTGTCTAGTTATTGAATCTTCAAAGTTTAATAGACTATCTGCTACTGAAGCTACATTGGATAATTCTAAACCTAACTTCTTAGCTGCTATTGCAGCTGCTGTTATATTTCCACCACCATCTTTACCAAATTTTGCAAAAAGTTCTGTATTCTTTGCTACATCATTCATCAC